TCGGCCCCCGCCGGTCCGGTAGCACCCGTCGGTCCGGTAGCACCTGTCGGACCTGTGTCTCCCTTAGATGCGAGAACGTCCCAATACGAAGCATTAGGTGGCTGTTGGTTAGAATGTGCCGCAGTTGCGATATACGAAGTTCCGTTATGCGTCACCGCATCATCAATTGAATAAGTTGTAGCCGAACTCCATGTTCCTTCCCAAATCAAACCCTCCGGTCCTGTTGGGCCGGTAGGTCCTGTTGGTCCGGCGGGACCCGTACTTCCTGTGGGGCCTGTCGGTCCGGTTGCACCATCTGAGCCGTCTGCACCTGCGGGACCCGTGGGTCCGGTGGGACCCGTAGGACCTGTCGCCCCATCTGAGCCATCGGCACCTGCGGGACCTGTCGGACCTGTCGCTCCTGTGGGACCCGTAGGACCTGTGGGACCTGTGGGACCTGTTGCTCCGGTATCTCCCTTTGAAGCAAGTACGTTCCAATAAGTCGCATTAGGTGGTTCTTGATTTGAATGTGCAGAGACAGCGATATACGAAGTCCCTTCATGAATTACAGCGTCGTCTACTGCATAGGTAGTTGCTGACGACCATGTGCCTTCCCAAATCAGACCTTCCGGCCCTGTCGGTCCTGTCGGACCCGTGGCCCCTGTTGGTCCATCACTTCCCGTAGGTCCTGTCGGACCTGTTGCACCTGCGTCCCCCTGTGGACCCGTAGGACCTGTTGGTCCGGTCGGTCCCGTAGGACCGTCTGCTCCCGTAGGTCCTGTTGGCCCTGTGTCTCCCGCAGGGATAGAGAATGCAAACACCTTTGCCGTGTCCGGCCCCGATGAAGTCACACCAATGGGTCCGGTGGTAGCAGTTGGAGTTCCAAAACCTGCGGCGGCTCCGTCAGAACCGTCCGCACCACTAGGACCTGTTGCTCCTGTTGGCCCTGTTGCTCCTGTTGGCCCTGTCGGACCCGTTGGTCCGGTCGCACCATCGGCACCATCGGCCCCTGCCGGTCCTGTTGCTCCGGTAGGACCCGTTGGACCCGTTGGACCCGTTGGACCTGTCGGTCCGGTGTCTCCCTCGGATGATAGGATAGCCCATTCATCTCCGACGTTCAAATCCGGCCTTTCATTAGTATTGCTTGTAGTTGCTATGTATGACGAACCGTCGTAGTAAACTGCATCATCAGCAACATACGCAGTCGCAGAATCCCATGTGCCTCTCCACGTCAAACCATCGGGACCTACACTACCTGCGGGTCCTGTTGGTCCCGTCGGCCCTGTGGGGCCTGTTGGTCCTGTATCTCCCTGTGCCCCTTGAGGTCCGGTGGCACCTGTGGGTCCTGTGGGTCCCGTGGGTCCTGTCGGCCCGTCTGCACCTGTTAATCCGGTAGGACCTGTTGGTCCGTCGGGTCCCGTTGACCCTGTGGGTCCCGTGGGTCCCGTGGGTCCCTCTGAACCTGTTGGACCTGTGGCTCCATCTGAACCGGCGGGGCCTGTTGGACCTGTTGGACCTGTTGCTCCGGTAGGACCGGTGGGACCTGTGTCTCCCTTATCACCTACGGAGGAGAATTGAATGAAAGATAATTCACCATCGGTAAAAGTTCCACTTGCACCTACGGCGGTAATTGTGATAGTGTAAATTGAGCCGGATTCGGCGATTTCTGTTATATTCGCAGACAAAGTGTCGTTTGCGGAAGTTTTGATGAAAACTTGTCCTTTTACACTCGACGTATTTCCGTCGATTAAAGTCATCAGATTGTCTATGTTGTGAGACTCGTCTGAAGTGTCGTGAATGTAAATTGCAGTAGCACTCGACGGAGTCGCATTGTTGAATCTGAATAAGCCCGCTCCAAGACCTGTGTTGTCTGTTCCATTATCGAACTCATAACGGAACCCTGCAATATCTCCTTTATCTCCCGTAGGTCCTGTGGGTCCTGTTGGACCTGTTGGTCCTGTGTTGCCTGTCGGACCTGCCGGACCTGTATCTCCTTGTGTTCCTTGAGGGCCTGTTGGACCCGTAGGTCCATCTGCACCTGTCGGACCCGTTGGTCCAAGTGGACCTGTGGCCCCTGTATCTCCCTGTATTCCTTGAGGGCCTGTTGGTCCTGTGTCTCCTGTAAGTCCTGTTGGTCCTGTTGGACCTTCCGGCCCTGTTGGTCCATCGGGACCCGGTGGACCTGCTACTGTGCTATCTGCACCTGTCGGTCCTGTTGGTCCATCTGCACCTGCCGGTCCTGTCGGACCTGCGGGGCCGTCCGGTCCCGGTGGACCTGCCGGACCACTAGCACCAATGATACCCTGTGGTCCGTCGGGGCCGCTAGGTCCTACGCCTCCTTGTTGTGCGAGTACATCCCAATATCGCTTCTTCGTGGGTAGTTGACCCACGGTTGTGCCTCTGCGAATGCGTACGTATGATGAGCCGTCGTAGAATACTGCGTCGCCCATCTGATATTCTATGTCGTCGGAGTAAACACCCCTCCAATTGATTGTGACTAAACCGTCTTGACTAACACCTGTCGGACCCTGTGGGCCAACCGGCAGAGGAGACGGTGGAGAAGGACCGCCGAGAGGGTTTGGGTCTGAGATATTGGCTTTGACTTTCGCTCGGTCTTTCAAAGAGTCTGTGGAACCTGTGCCACTTGATAAACGACGCATAGCATCCTTGCGGTAGTCCTTTTTTCTCTTTTTAACCATTCACCGCACCGTCCATACATCGAAGGCCGAGCCTCTTTCGTGGTCTATGAACCGAATGTAGGGTTTATCCTCATTACGATTCAAGACCGCCGAGCCACCGAGCATGGAAATAAGAAAATCACGTGCCGCTTCTTCTGTTCCGGTCCTGTCCGGCATGACGTATTCTTCTCCGTCATGAAAGACAACCCACATGCCGTCGTCTCTTTTTGAAAGGTGGATTCCTTCGTGAGTTCCCTTAGATGCTTGAGCCGAGAATGCCAATAGTTCACGTCGACCGTTAGGTCCCTTCTGTGACCACGTCATGACCATTCTTGTGACCACCCATCATCCCAAGATACCCAATTAGGGTCGAAGTCCGCTTTATCGACTTGAGGAGAAAACTGTCGCATGCTACTCTGATTCATCAACTCGGGGTCAATGAAATGATTTCTAAGAATCTCGACCATGTGTAATGGGTTGTAATCACAACCATTCCCGACCTGTATTGTACCACGACCGCCATATCCGGGGAACATGAAAGTCCATGTTCCGTCTGACGTACAAACTACTGTCGCTACGTGTTCTCCTTGAAGGGTTGAGCCGTGTAATTCCATACCGAAGGCTCCACCCACCGTCCACACTAGGTCGGCTTCTACGGCGTCCATTTCGATACTCAGTCCCCCACGTGGCTAATATGCGTGTTTATTGTTTCATCACGGGAGACGTCGTCTGCCACGCTTCTTCTATTACACGAACCACGTTGACGGACACGGGGTTAGTCCTTCTATCGAGTGCAAGTTCATACGCCTTTCTAAGGGCTACACCGACGTTTTTAGCGTCAATTTCAACCTGCTCAACGCCTTCATTACCGAAGTCCACATTGACTCTGTATTGAGGCATAGTTGAAGGAGGCATCCCCACCTACTTAACGTGTAAGCATTGATAGATTTTCTCTGCCGTCTTTTTCCCAATGCCTTCTATCTCCATCAAGTCGTCGACTGACGCAGTACAGAGGTCTGCGATACTCGGGTAGACTGCTATTATCTTTCTACGGGTTTTCGTACCTATCTTAGGTAAAGACTCCACGATTGCATTTCTGAAATCTGTTGCTTTGGCACCTTTCGGTCTAGGAACGTAAACTCTAGGGTCATCGTCCTCGACCTTCTCAACTATCCGACTAATTAACTCGGCGGCATCATGCTTGTCGGGGATGAATAGGGGAGGGTAGCCCACGGCGCATAGAGATGCGATATATCCTAGAAGGACTCGCTCGTTTACGTCTCGCATCATCATGTCGGCTTTGATTTCATTATACGACTTCGTGACTAGAAGATAGGAAAACTCGGCTTCTTCTCTCATCGACCCTAATTGTCTCAATCTTCGGTCATCAAACAAACTCGGAAGAAAGTCATCTTCCTTTCTTTCGACGGAGACCCGTCGAGTCGAGATGTCTCCCTTCCCTGTTTCGAGATGGACGATTTCAAAACCGAGATTGTTGAGATACTCGGCGATAACCCAATGCTCCCTGTGGTCAACCTTCTGTTGTCGGTCAAGGAGTTCCTGTATGATAGCCCTACCGAGCCACTCGCACCGTTCTTCGTGTCCGGTGGGTATTTCGCCCACTTCGATGTTTGCTCCGCTTAGGAGACGCAACAGAGCCAATTTTCGGCCAAGCCCGCCTGTGCTAGCGGCTTCAACAAAAGCCTCGGGGTTCTCTAGTATCTCTTTAGCCTTGAATGTCTTATTGGCGGGTACCATCTATCTTCCTCCATTTTCTCTTTACTGTTTTCTTTTTGGGGAATGCCTCAATGTACTTCGGGCATGCCTCTCCAATGCAACAACGGTCTCTCTTTAGTGTCGTGCAGTTAGCGTTCGTGTGGTATCTATCGTTATGGAATATCGACTCCAATTGATGACGCCTGTACTTATGATTCTCCACATCGACATAACCACGTTCATGTGCTAACTCGACCCAAAGAGAGTCGAATGTGTCTATGTCTATGCCTATACTCTTAGCGTACATGGCGGTGTGGACTCTTGACTTATGATACGGGTTCATCGAACGAAGTTCATTGACCACACCCGGACATCGTACTTCTAGTGAAGCGAGGAACTGTCCTAATCCCGTCTCGACGTCCACTTTGATTTCAGATGGGATAATCGGTCTTAGTTCCACATCGTCTTTGTTTATCTTCAAGTCGAGGAACCTAATCAGTTCCTTAAGTGTTAATTTCTTTGACCCGATTATGAAAGGTCCCTCGTTCTTAGGACGGTATGAATGTGCGACGATATTATCGTGGCCGGAATACAACATGTCTCTAGTCAGAGGCATAGCCATTCGACCGCTTTTCTCCCCATGTCTGTTCACATGGGTTGTGAAGGGGAACCTACACAATCGCTTAGGGTCGCCTGTGGTTTGCACATCGAGAGTATTTAATCCATGCAAAATCTTGAGTTGTGTTTGGGTCTGATTGACGATTCTCCGTAGTGCATCAGCAGTTCCGTCTGTATGCTTGAACTTGAAAAGTGTCGGTGTGTGAAGAATGAAAAGATGGTAGCCTTTCGAGCCGGAATACTGAACCCAATGTGCTACGTCATGCTCCTCAAGATACTGAGACAACTTGACCGCATCTGCATAGGCGTTCTCCGGCTTCGTATCATGGTCGAAGTCAAAGAAGGTCAAGCGGTACTGAATCTGTGTCGGCAGTTGTTTGCCTCCACCATCATAGCCTAGTCCATCGTAGCCCTGTGTACTGATGAAGCATGAGTTATAGCCGTCCCAATCAGAGAAGGATGAATATGCTTCTTCGGGTGTGAAGATGAAGTGTTGCCTAGGGTTGCCTACTGAACGTGGATAATGCGTGAACCCGAGTTCTTCGCATAACTCCTCAAACTCAGTAAACTCAAGTCTCATCATTCTCATTCCAATAGTTTACTCAGAGTATCAATCACGTTCTGCAACTCTTTCTTGATTCTCTGCTCGTATGCTAGGTCGACTTGACTGTCGGTGATACCCATAGCCGACTTTAGTAAATCCAAAGTGACTAGGTTCCTCAATGCCTCTGCGTCCTCCTCGGTGAACCCGAGTTTTTCTTCTATCTCTCGTATCTGTTTGCTCATTCTCTCACGGCCTCTGTTGCTAATACCGATGTAAACTCTCCATCGGTGGAATCTATGATGACGAATTGACCGTCACGATGTTTTGAAATCGTCACGGTTTCCGTAGCAGGGTCAAACCTTCTTATGATTGTGCGTAGGTTGTCGGTGAATCTGATTGACCAATTGTCTGCCCCTTTCACGGCGACAAAGTCAACGTCTGACCATGAGCGAGAAGTTTTGCTAGTCCAATGTCCGGCTTCGCACTTTGCTTCTCCGCTACTCCAAGTGTATTCTATGTACGGAGCCTTAGCAGTAGTCATGTCCTTCAAGCCTCGTCGTAGTTGGTCTATGCTCATTGTAATAACATGGTCGGCGGGTTCATTTCTAAACATAGGGAATGTCCTCACACCATCCACGATAGGAAGAACCCATCTGTCCGGTATGGTGAGGCACTCATCCTCGTCAGACGGCATGATAGATACTCCACCCGACGATTCTCCCGAGATTTCTATTGGTTTGTGAACGTCAGTCTGTATTCTGACCAATTCGTCTCGACCAAACTTATTCTTGAGCATGTCTGAGAGTTCTTTCGGGTTGACTAGCATAACGCATACACCACTAGGCAAAGCCTCGACCACGTCCCACCTGTCGATGAAGACCTGCAAGGTACGTGTCTGATTCGTCGTCCATATCGACGCACCATCCGTAGCAAATAGAACCCGTACAGGCGTCGCAGGGTCGTCAACGGTACCTGCGTCAAGGAAGGTGCAAAAGCGACCCGCATTGACTGATACGTCGACCCGTCGTGGTACTTCTGAGGACGGGGTGTACTCTCTCATGTGCTAAAGCACAAACCCCACCGTCTTAAGGAGAAAGGTCATTCTTTTTCCAATAATTCTTGATAGTGTCGCACTACCTGTTCTTTGGGTAGGTGCATGCTTAGTGAGAGGATTAGTTCGTTAGTGAGTTGTTGTATTTCAAGAACGGTTTGCGAAGTGTCGAACCGCCCTTTACTTTCGATTTCTGATTCGCAAAGGTCGGCTATTTGATTGAGGGTACTTCTCACTCTTTTAACTTCGGTTTCAAGATTTGTCGCTTCCATTTTCACCCCTCCGCCACTAAGATGTCGTAGTTCTCCGGTGAAGCGAAGCCAACTGTGATAGTGACTGTGCCGTCGTCGTTGTTGTCGACACCCAAAATAATTTCTTTGATGCCCCTTTCTCTCATGAGAGTCGAAGGTGGAGTCAAGTTGCCTCTGACTGCCTCGATAATGTCGTAGCCCAATGTGTACGGACTCAAGATGTGATACATGGTGATGCCCGATGGGTTCTCGCCGTCCCAATAGGCGTTCTCGGGAGATTCACCGGCCTTGATGAGGTCGATAGCAACCCTCTGCCTGTTTTCGTCGATACCAACTAAACCTGCGGAGAACTCGGGGCTGAGAGTCACGTACCCTCTACGTCCCTCTTGTATTGCGTCGTTCCATGTGTTCGTGTCTGTTAGGTCCGCGCCGTGTGCGTTCATGTTTGTGGGTAGGTACATTACTATATGAAGCCTTCCCTTTGTGATTTACAAATCATAGGCGTCGGGAAGTGCTAGCCACGTTTTCTGCGGATATTTGCTCCTACCGTCGACGCTAGAAATCTTCTCACTACCTACGCAGGTGAATAGGTGTGGTTTTTTCGCTAGGTGGTTAGACAAGCGGTTCATCTCGAAAGGTTGGTTTTCAAGAGCGGCAATTTCTCCGGTGGTCAATGGTTTACCATCGGGATGAATTGCTCCGGCCTTTATCATGGCGTTCCAAAGACGTTTGACGTTCCGACCGTCAGACTTGCCTAGCCTACCTTTGCGGCGTTGGCCGTATTTGCTACTCGGTACGTACTTATCTTCGGTGCTATCAGTCATTTATCTTCGATTCCTTTTTCTTGATGTTCATTCGGCGTTGCGGCTTCACGATAGCAGTCTTGCGTATCTCTGTCGCTACATCATCCGGCAGAACGGGAAGAACTTTCTCGACGGCGGTCTTAGACAGGCTCACCATCTGACCAAAGACGGCAGGTGGTACTAACTCCTGTACCAAAGATGGGACGTACTCGGTACGTGTGGTCTCGCCCCATACTATCGACCAATCTTGAGTCTCCTCGACACAGTCTTCGACTTTCATTTGTCTATCGAATACGTTGTTCTTGAGATGAGCGTCAATAGCACGTGCCCTACGGTCTAGCATTTGCTTTGATGCTTTGATAGTGGCTAGTTCGTTTAGCATTTCATTTAGGTCGTTATCAGCAGTTGGGTCTAGTAGGTCCCATGCTCCCTTCTGCATTAGTTCCTGTGCCCTAGGGCAAATGTCGGAATAGGCACACCACTTACACCCGTCACCGATTGTTGGGTTTGGTTCTTCGATTGATTGAATCCACTCGTACTGAGCCTTTAGCCAATCCTTGAACTCGTCGATTTTCTTATCGGTCCATGAAGTAGTCACTACGCCGTAGCGTAGCAAATCGAATGAGAACTTAATCTCCTTATCCGGCCACCACTCCCGAGCAACGGCGAGATAGATTCCGGCCTGTATCGAATTATCAGCCTCGGCTTGAGTCATGTTTGCTCGAATGGTTTTGTAGTCAACTAACTCAATTGTACCATCTCGATGTTCGAGTATTGCGTCGATGAATCCAAAGACAGGTACGCCATTACTTAGAATGTAGGGGCTTCTATGCGTTCCGAACCCTCTTTCGGTGTCGATTATTCTAACCGGAGGCCGTCCTCGGCGGTCGAACCAACGGGTCAGCATAGTTTTGCCATCTTGATAAAATTGGAAATCAACTTCTGAAATTGCGTTTTCTTTTTCGTACAATTCCATTAGACGGTCGAATGTTAGTTTGCCCGTTTTGCCATCTTTATCGGGCTTTCGCCAATGCTCTAGTGCATTGTGTACGTTCGTTCCGACCCGAGCGGCCTGTCCCGAGTCTCGGTGGTTTGCTTTGTGTTTTAGGGTCACTTCATCATCCGACTTTGGGTCGTAATGATACTGATACTGCTGAGTGCAGTTCTTCGCCATTTTGAGTCTTGACGCAGACAGATAAGGTACTTTCATAATGAAAGCGACCACTAATCACACTATTAAGCAGTCGGTCTATTGAAGACCTATGGTCTATTTTCTATCGCCATCGTGGGCCTTCGAGCCATCCTACTAAAGAACGACGGGAACCCTTTGAAATCGGGGTCACGAAATGTTCGTGGTACGATGGGAATACTATGATTGAGCCTTTCTTCGCTAGGTCAATCGGAGGCGGAGATGCGGTGTGTGCGAAGCCCAACTCTCCACCCTCGTATTCATCGGGGTCAGTTAGTTGAATGACTACGCTCAGTTTGCGGTGTCGTCCATCCTGTCGCATCCAATCTATATCGTGGTGAGAATCGTACTTATGTCCGGCCTCAGCGTACTCTGTGAATTGAAGCGGTGGTAATGTGCTAACGGCTACATCGAAGTGTTGGTTCGCCGCCATAGCGTATTCCCAAACGACGTTATGCAATTCTCTGTACACGTCGTCATTAGGCACCCATCGAATGTCCGTTTTGCGGTGTGAGTCTTCTTCATCGGTGCCTCCGGTTCTGAATGTCGATGCTTTTTGCACCGGAAGTTTTTGCATCTTCTCGACCCAACCATCAATGGTCTTAGTGTCGATTGCTCCCTCCCACATCAGCCATGCGGGGTGTTCCATCATCAGTTCATCCCCTGCTTCTTAGCCGCATTCCAAAACCGCTCGGGAGTTGGGTTCTCAATCTTGAACGGTTTGCATGCTCTTGACTTCTTGACGTGTGCGGTGTGTCTGACTTGAGTCTCTCCACCCTTCGTCCTCTGTTGCTGAGATAACTCGATAATCCAATCGAATAGAGGGTCTGTTTGGTCCGGTCGACCTGCGGCGGCAGTCACCTGCTTTTCGTTAGCCGTACCGAAGTCCTGTGTGTACTGTCTGAGAAGGACGGTGGAAATGAAGTGATAGTTATACAGTTCCCCGCCAATCTTGAGCCTCTCGTATGGTTGGAAGAATAGTTTGTTAATCACTTTGTAGGAGTGCATCTGACCCTCAGCAAAAGCAGGGAGGGTCTTTTTGCCCTCTGCTACTGCCTGTTGCTGACGTGCTAGCAATAACTCTCCTTCGGATTTACCATGGACTTCTTGAGAATAGAAGTCACGGCATGCTAGATAGTATGCACCTTCGTTCTCCATCACCATTACACGTACACCCTCGGGGTGTTCTTCGGCGTGTTGCCTGTGTAGGTCAATGAATGCTAGAACCATATCGTTGACTTCTGTTGGATTACGACATACCTTTCGGAATAGGCGAGAGCGGAGGCTGAGAGGCATTATGTCCTCCCGAGCCACTAAGTCTGCTTGACCTTCTAGGTCGCAGTCAATGATAGTCATAAGACACTCAGCAGGGTCTCGTCCCTCTGATAGGTGAGCAAAGTGCCGTAGTGCGAAGGTGGATTTACCACTCCCACTAAAGCCCTGCAACTTCATGTGCCTCGGACGTACTCTGACCATGGAGTCCCCCGTGTCGCATGATGCGATTAGATTAGCATAATTTTCAGCCTTTTTCTTAGCGGATTTAGCCATGAATCAAACCTCCTTTCTCCACCTATAACCCGATTACTCCCAATCGTCCCAATCGTCGTCTGTCGATGGGGCTTTGTGAGCCTCGGTCTCCTTATCTCCATCGGTGCCGGTCGCCTCCTCAGAGCCGTCATCTTCAGAAGAAGCGTCGGCGGAGTCACCGGAGTTGGAGTCGTCATCATCGTCGTCTGCGAAATAGTCGGCGGCGTCATCTGCGCCATCGTCACCCGCTACACTCTCGGGTACTTCGGGCTTAGGTGGCTCAACGACCACTAGGCCGACTGCGATTTCTAGGTTTGCGGATAGTCCGTATTCACCATTGACTTTCGTCGTGACCAATGCTAGGATTTTGGAATAGCGACCGTAGCGTGATGCTATGTCGGGTGTAGTAATGCAGTTGAGCATTAGATTCTCGCCACTCTCGATAGCGTCCATAGTCATAGTCGAGTCGTCCTTTAGGAGGACCTTTCCAAATTGATTTCCGGTTCGTGAAGTCTGTACACCTGCATACGATACAGTAGCCTCAACTAGGCGGTAGTCGTTAGGTGTGCGGGATATGTCGTCCTCTAGGTCAGCGATTTGAGTCACGTCGTATAGAGAGCGTAGTACGTCCTCTGAGGAACCGTGTTCGTAGTCTTCTTCTGCGAATGCAGTTAGACCGGATAGTGGCCTCAAGTCGAGCATTTCAGCGTCAAGATTTCTGCATGATACGGCGGCTCTCCATGTTCCCCTTTGTAGGTCGTCTGCGAGTGCGGCGTCATCGTCCCATAGGGACATGCTGAACATAGCAGGTTCCATGACTGCGTCTCCGTCTTCAACAACGGCTTGACCATAGATGAAGCATACAGGGCGTGGATTGCCCTTAGCGATTCCAACGGTGCGGTGTGCTACTTCCCAAACGTCCATGTGGGCGGTGTAGGATTTTTGCCTTAGAATGTTAGAAAGGTCAGTCAGTACGCAGTCGGTGACGAAGCCTTGTGCGGCAGGTGATTTCATTCCACCTAGGGATTGAATCGTCTCACGTAGGTTAGGGTCATTCGTCTTACGAACGAATAAATCGAGAACAGGAGTCTCGTCAACAAAGATTCCGTTCTGCACCCCACGGTCAATGTACGGTTGCAGACGGCTCTGTACGGCTTTCGGCAGTTTGGTCTTCTTACTAGCGGTCTTCGACGGCATGATTCACCCTAGAATCCCCACCCTTATGAAGGGAATACATAGGACTTCATATCTCATTCAACGTCCTCTAAGTGGGATTCCATTAGCGATTCCCAAAGGGAGTCATTATCCACGTCTGCTGTTTTCAGCATAGTCGTCTTCATCTCCTCTCGTACTTCTCGCTTCGACGCCAACTTCTCAGTAGCGGTTGATTCCCATGTCTTATCGAACCATGCTTTGCCCGAGAACATTTGCGGTCGGTGTTCGCTATCCCCTGTGACTTTCCACAACAGGGAAGTCTTGCGGGCGATTGGACGGAAGTACGTAGGAAGGAACAGACTTCTCCAAACTTTCGATTCATCTTTCGTTCGACAACCGATTGAACGGAGCATGGCTCCTTCGCTCTTACTTAGTGAGCGAACTGAAATCGGAGAGTTGGAGGAAGACAGAACGTCATTGAAGTCAGAGATAACGGCAGGTAGGTTATCACGTACGGCCTCTATGAATAGTGGCGTGAGTGCGTATGTATCTAACAGACCTTCTCTTGACTTGACGATTCGATATGTCTTGCGACCACCACCTCGACCACCACCTCGACTAGCGACTTCAATCAGACCTGCGTCTTCTAATGTCGGCAGGTGCTTATCCTTGATTTGAGATTTAGATACTGAGTACGCATGTAGGTTCAGCCATTGTTGGATAGCGTCGATAGTCAGACGCCTCTTTGAGTCGGCCATATTCTGCATTTGGAGAAATGTATTCCATGCGTCATCGGGCACACCCGATAGGGACGCTCTCAATACTATGTCGCATAATAGAAGTCCAATCACATTATCCTCGATGGACGATAGAATGTATGTACCTGTGTCGTCGGTCTGTGTTGGTCGTTGCCTACTGTGAAGTAAAGTGACTGCGTCGATTACAGACAGAACCTTAGTGACGTCCCTCTGATGTTGAGCGTTCCGAGCCGGAAAGAAGTCCGCTAATAAAGGGGCAAATATGTTCCTCACTTTTTGCTTTCTAAGGGAGAGCATAGATGCTTGAAGAATATCTAGTTCGGGATTGACTGTGAAAGTCTCCGGTCGGGCTTTCGCTATGAGATGATTTTTGACTACATTACCGACCTTATCCGAATTGGACTGTGGAGTCATCAGTAGTTGTCTAGTCACCTGCTCCTGTTCTTTTGGATTGCGTGTAGTTAGAGTGATGAATGCAGGTCGACCTCTGATGATGAAATCTCTAGTCTCAATCTCTCCGGTCATCTCGTTCTTCATCGGAGTTTTCCAAACCAACTCCTTATCGTCGCCGGACATGAGCGGCTTCATGCGCTGAATGAATGCGAACGATTCGTCCTTCTCTAAGACGATGATACATTTCCCATCCACATTAACGATGAAGTTCCCATCCTCGTCGACCTCGTCGTAGTCGTACTTGAGAGCCTCACGGGATGCACCCGCTAGTACCATGCACATAGATTTGGGGAACCCATTACGTGCGGTTAGAGTCATGTATGTTTTACCGGATGCAGATTGACCAATCATCTCAAGATTGAGCGGTGCATCTGTTTTACATGATAGCATGACTAGGAATGTGAGAATGAGATTGGCGTCATCACCGACGAACGGCATGTCTCTTGATTCGTGAAGTATTTTGTTGACTCTGTCGAGCAACAACTCATCAGCCAATAGAGAATCGACGTCCCTATCTTCTATGTCTGCGTATAGAGTCTCGGCTTCTTTCTTCTCTGCTGAGACAAACTCTCCCGGTTCGTAATCCCCATCCTTGAGAATGATGCCCGCCTTGAGCATATCCAAAGCGAACGATTCGCTCTTGATTTTACAGTCCTTGGTCAGACGGTTGATACTATACTGAGATAGAATGTTCACTTTGCCCCGTGGTTCACCATCGACTGATACGGTGAAGTCCATTCTCCCCTTTGTAGCAGATAGAAAGGTCAACACTACTTCGTGGTCTAGTTCCTCGATGTGATACACCATGGCGTTCTCTGATGACTGTCTAACGTGTACCATGACTCTCCTCTCCTTCCCCCCACCGTATTAAGGACTGACGTCAGACCTCCACTTAGTCTCCGGTGGGAATTGTGATACTAGGGACCAATACAACCCGCAGTCATTGTCTCCACATATTACTACTGAGTTCGGCCACATATTGCCGGGTCCGAGAGCCATGGCGTCGACCGGACCTTTGCGTTTACAGTTAGGACACTCGGGTAGAGTGTACAGACCTACTACATCACACTCACGTGCGGGTTGTTGGTCAGTTGAAGGAGCCAATACCTTGTTTGGTATCGTCCTATTCAGAAGATAGCGAGTCATTTCTCATCCTCCTCGGTGAAGTTCTCGTAGAACCATTTGTCTAGTTCACTACGGGTGCGCTTACTTACCGAAGAATAATCTCGGGTATGCTCAGTTCTTTTGGAATACCAATCATCATGATTTTGCTTCAACTGTTCGTAGTATCTATCATGGAACAGAATCCACTTAGTCATCAGAGAATCATGAACGAATCCTAGTTTTTGATATTGATTATTTACCCTATTCCAAAGACTTTCAGCGTTTTTGTAAACAGGTTCCCCCTCGGGATGCAATACAAAACACATGACGGCTTTTGCTGATTTCAACTCCTTCTCAAAGTTAGGATGCCGCAACTCGAATCGTGTTCGTTTTGCTATCATGGCCCTACTCATGCTACGTGCCTCCTTAACCAACTAGGCATTTCCTTGATGTTCTGTCGGAACCACGAAGGAAGAAGCCCTGCATTCATTCGTTGAAATCTAGCCCACGATGAATCGAGAATGAAGATGTGTCCTTTGTCTGTTGGTGAACGAACGATACGACCTGCACCTTGTACAATAGTCAAGGCGGTTTGGAGATTGTACCACTTCTTACAGGGAGCGGGACAACCGAACGAGCCACACATGCCGTTGCTATACTTACTCGGGGGTTCGTACGGACAGTCGGGTCCTCCTTCGTGTTTGGCCCTCCACGCATGCTCGTCCTCCATTAGTCGTGTCGAGATAACAGGGTCGACCACGGGTAGGTATGGCACTTTACAGAGAACCAACCACTCGGCTAGTTTGCCTTTGAAGTCGAATCCCTCGTTAACGTATGTTGAGATGAGGACTAGGTCGTCACGCTCGCTAGTCATGAAATAATCGAGAGCGGCGTCGCGTCCCCCTGCATCCGAGTCATGCGTCACTATTCTATCCTCAAAGCCCGCCGCCTTGAGTCCTTCGACTAATGCCTTGCGTATGTAATGAGAATGTGGGAGTACGACTCCACGCTTGTTTGGAAATCTCTCCATGATTCCCTTAATGGCTTTGACTTGTTTTGGTATGGTCGTGTCTCTTTTGGAATACGACATAGAACCAACGGGGCAATAGTGAATGTTGAAGCAGTCTTTCGGGAATGGACTTTCAGTCACGTTGATGTACAGAGTCTTTTGATTCTCTAGTCCCATCGACTGTACGAACGTATCGACATCGAGTATAGTAGCCGAGAGGAAGATTCTCTTTCGGGCCACTCGCTCCAACATTTCTTCTGCATAGTCCTTCACACGAACGGGGTTGAACTCAACATACCTACCCGCTCTATTCGAGTCGAGTTTGACGACTAGATTTTTGGCGTTTTGAAGCAGAGTGAGAACCATGCTTCCTTTCTCTAGTAAACTACGGAATGCCTTAATGTTGGAGTCATTCTCCTCGTCTTCGGCAAGTTTGAGATGTGCTTCGGCTGAGTTAACGAAGTCCTTGATGTCGTCCAACCAATCTGCGGCATGGTAGTGCATAGGGAAGTTCCACTTTGGACCATGGACCTTAGCCCAATCCCTCTGAGTTATTCTAGTTCCGAGAAGGTCGAGGAGAAATTGCTCCATCCTATGAGCCTCGTCGATGATTGCGAAGTCCCTTTGCTCAAACCGTGGGTCTCCCTGTATGACTCTAAAGAGATAAGCCGGATTGGATAGCGTCACCCGTGAGTCGGCGGCGGCGAACTTCTGCTCGTAGTACGGACAGGGGTCGGCCTCCTTTGAGTGAGGACAGGAGCCGCCTCGCTTCGTCCAACAGGGGGCACCGTCGGCGGTCCCGCTCTTTATCCAACAGGGGAAGTTGGAGCGACCTCTTACCTCCTTTACCACGTGCCCGTAGTCAGCCATATACTGAGAAGCGAGACCGAGGCTTGGAGTTAGAAGGTAGGCGGATTGGAACTGTGCTTGAACGGTCATGGCTATGGCTGATTTCCCTATTCCGGTAGGTGCCTGTATCACGATGTTATCGAAGTCATCCCGCTCTAAGGCATGATAGATGACGGATAGTGTCTCCGACTGATATTTTCTAGGAGAGGGCATTGGGAAGTCTTCTCGTATCTCATCCCACTTATCCGGCAGTTTAGCCTTGGTTGGAATGTTGATGCGGACGACGGCCATGATACTCAGTCGTGTCCTCACCTTCTTAATGTGGTGCGTCAGAGGAGGGGCCTATGAACGGGAAAAGATGTTAACAAAACCCACCGAGACAAACCCCTCCTCCGACGACTTGTTGAAGGTAATAATGCCTCGGCAAATTGACCTATCACTCTCACCTATCTAAAGGGAGCGGTATGATTTCGAGTGTTGCGCCGGAGGATGGGCGATATGTCGGGCAAATACACGAAACCCCACCAACGGGCACCCATCCTCCGACGACTTGCGAAGGTAAACCCCGTTGGCGAGTCGTCCTCTGACTCCCACCTATTTTACTTCAACGGTTAGCCCAATAGGTACGACAGTCGTACTGAGCGGTCAGACCGACTTCGGTGGCCGCTCTTTCTAGTTCGCTGAGAAGGTCAATACAACCACATTCACATGAATGGCTACCGAGACTCGTCACGTGAGGGACTTCGATTTTAGCGATATAGAATGTGTCCGGCCAAGATTGGCGAGTGTTATTTCTCCATACAGTCTGCTTCTCAATTAGTCCTCTGTCGATTCCCTTAGCGACCATTGGTCTAACTGTTTGGTTGTTGATGCGACACCATGAGTACGTAGCGTTGTCCGGTACGTACGTCCATGGTAGTTCGATTTGCTCCGTGGTAGGTAAAGATTGGATTTCCTCTATGATTTCTGCGATTGGTCTTGTTGCCATGTTTAAGCGGAGGGGGTTCCACTATATAACATGTATGTTTTGTGAAATGAATTATGATTATGACCAATATCTTGTACTACATACAGAGTTCTTGTGTGTGTGTGCCTGTAAGGGGTATTGAATTGGTTTTATTTCCGGTAGCCCCGTAGGGGCTAATGATGAGGGCTTTTCTTCGACGTATGACTTTCTAACTATATATCGGTGCAAAACCAATATGAAAAGTCAATCAATTCAGACTCGAATTAGTCGCCATTCTGATAGTCGATGCTATGTCCGGCGGTGCCCTTCCAACTGTTATCGTCATAACAGAATCCATGACTCCGAAGTCCCAACCGATTGAGAATATCTCCTGTCGTCCGGCGAGACCACCATCAACAGATGCAAAGTCGATTATATCTCCGACTCTCATATCGAATCTCTCGGGCAAGCCCTCAACTATCCATTGACTGTATGCGATACCCTGTCGCATCAATATCTGTCGTGCTAGAGTCTCGGCATGTGCTTGAGTTGAGACGTTCTCATCCTTGAAGTATTTAGAGACCGCTCGACCTTGGTGGTTCAGAGATACTGTGGCCGTTATCGTTCCGTCTTTATTCTCGACAGTCACCGTGTTAAAGAAATCACTATCATTGGTCACACGTTCTACCATGGTTGGGTAGAAATCCTGTGGTACTGATGTTCTCGGTATTCGACCTGCAACATAAGGAGTCAAAGTCGAATCGTGGAGTTCCCGCTTTTCTGCCACGTTGATGTACCCGTACGCATCTGCGTAGATTTGATATTGCCTCGGTGCTGAGTTTACGTAATTCAAAACACTTTGAATTGCTTGTAGTCTAGTCTTGCCTTTGTACTTCAAACCGACAGGAATAGTGAACGGAAGTTCGGCCATCATTCTACCTATTGGTGGTTTGTAGGATGAGTCGGCTACTATCTCTTTGATTAGTGAGGCTATGTTGCCTACACCTGCTGAAAGTTCCTCTGTAATGTATTCGTTCGCCAAGAATCCTAGGGCGTCCATGCAAGTCAGTTTGATTTCATCAGACGTCTCCTCGATGCCCGATACAAAGCCGGTGAATATCAATGGAGGGTTCGACCACATTCTCGGGGCCAAGTAAACTTGGATTGTTTCACCTAACGATGCTACGCCGCTCCTTCGACCTGCAACAGAAGATACAGTTATCGACAAAGTTCGAGGTGAGTTCATTTCCTCCTTTGAGGTGATTTTCCTAACTCCATGTAAGGGCCTACTTCCATTCAGCATTACAGTTGGTTGCCTTGGTGTTGCTTCATCTTCGGCTATTTGACCGTAGATTGTACGACCCATTACCTGTCGTGAACGTACGAAGAATACCTTGTGAGGCCAATTATTCCTTAGATTGCCTAGTTGGAATTGTCTAGGTCTGTTCATCCATTGGAGACCCTCGGGGTTCCAACCACCATTCGAGTACCCTAACTTGCCTAGGTTGAAGGTCGGGTTTGGAAGGACGCTCGTAGGATAGTTCCCTTCGGTGGGTCCGGTGGTGAATGCAAAACCCCCACGTGGACCACCACCACGACGAGAAGTCAAATCGTATTGGTCGGGGAAGATGCTAGCCGTTGTATAGAGATAGCCGAACCCATCGTCTGCTCCTGTGTACCCATCATGTAGGTGCGGGTCGAATGGCTTAGGTGATGCTAGGTTAGTGTAGCAGTACGTCTTAGGTCCGGTGGTTCTCCATATATCAGTCCCTTGGTTGGGGTGGAGAATCAACCCTAGACCGAAGTCATTTGGATAGTGTGCGGGTCGGTTGATGTCTTCCTTATCTTGAGGGGTCATAGCGTGTTCGACTTCTGCATCTTTACTGCGGAAGTTCATCCATTGTACTTCGGCCCACGTCCTAGATACAAAACGTGCTATTGCGGTCCTAGGACGACGTGGGTCCTCGGATAATTCGTCAACATAAGATGCTAAACTCTCGGGTGGCGTGATGACGTATTCATCGTCGTTAGGGTGCCTAACAATGCGAGTATATCGCTCATTCTCGTCGCTCACGTCCAATCCACGTCATTAACAGGCTATTGACCGTATGCTTCATAGGGCGTGTCGGTATCGAACCGTTTGTGAGAGTTCTCAAGCCGGAGAAGGGATATTGCTTAGTTAGACGATGGGTACCCGAACAGACTACTACATCGGGTGTGATAATACAGGATGACGCCGCCTCATACGGCTTCGGTGTTATTGATGCAATTAACCCCGATGGAGGCCGAGAATACGACGTAGGCACCATTGTTTTGATAGCAAGTGATAAAGGAACTCCCGTTCAATGGAACGGTAATGTATGTCTCATGGTTAAGATATACGACATAATAGGAACCGTGGAGGAATCAGAATGAAGCGTTCGATATTTGGAGAAGAAGCAAGAGAAGCATTGATGCGAGGAATAGACGAAGTCGCTAACTCAGTAAAACCAACACTAGGACCTGCGGCTCGTACTGTTATACTAGAGAGGCAGTATGGTTCTCCTATCGTCATCAACGACGGTGTGACTATTGCCAAGGACATAGATATGAAAGAGGACCCGTATGCTAATCTCGGTGTTCGCTTGATTCAAGAAGCCGCAAGCAAGGCTCAAGATAACGCAGGTGATGGTACTACTACTGCGTCGATACTAACTCAGTCTCTATGTACGAAGGGGTTAGCCGAGATGAAGACAGGTAGGAATCCAATCCATATCAAAAAGGGATTCGATAAGGCGGTCGAAATTGCAGTAAAGGCGATTGAAGACGCATCTCAAGATGTCGACGACGAATCTTTGGTACACGTTGCTACTATCGCCGCCAACAATGATGAGATGATTGGTGGTTTGATTGCCGAGGCTTTCGGCAAGGTCGGTCGAGATGGAATCGTCTCGATTGAAGAATCGAACGGTCTCGATACGACGCTCGAAGTTGTAGATGGTTTGGAGTTTACTAAGGGTCTCCTTAGCCCACACTTCCTCACCGATGAGGAAAAACAAATCTCGATTTTGAAGAATCCGTTGATTTTGATTACAGATGAACACATCAAACACGCTCAAGAGATTGTTGATGTTCTGAATTATTCTGCTGAGATGAAAAGACCATTACTCATCGTAGCGGCTAAACTCGAAGGAGAAGCACTTGCTACACTCGCTTTGAATGCCACACGTGGCGTCCTTGAAGTCGCCGCAGTTGAGGCTCCTTCCTTTGGTAATTCACGTGAAGAAATCCTCACCGATATTGCTACGGTCGTTGGTGCAGTTCCTATTTTTGCTAGCAAGGGAATGTCGACACAACGGAACGGCATAGAGTCGCTAGGTCGTGCTAGTACGGTCAAATGCTCCATGAAGCGAACTACAATAGTCGGTGGAGCAGGTGTTGATTCTGATATTAAGAAAAGACAGGAGGCTTTGATTGCTCAGTCGAAAGAGGCTGAGACTGATTGGGAAGCCGAGGCTCTGCGAGCAAGAGCGGGCAAGATTTCCGGTGGAGTAGCGGTACTACATATCGGTGGTAAAACAGAAGCCGAGATGAGGGAGCGTGTGGCACGTGTCGACGATTCTCTGAATGCTACTAGAGCGGCCCTGCAAGAGGGAATAGTGCCGGGTGGTTCTATCATGTACCTACGTGCTAGGGATGAGATTCTTGATGCCTCAGATGATGCCGAAGGGGACGTTTGGTTGGGTATGATGATGGTTCACGATGCCTTGAGCGAACCGTTCCATCAGTTATGCTACAATGCAGGTGTCGACGGCTCAGAGGCTTTGGATAAGGTCGTCGAGATGAACGACCCTACATACGGTCTGAATGCTAAGACGCTAGAGTACGGAGACCTGCTAGAACAGGGAGTCATAGACCCTGCGAAGGTCGTCAAGAACTCACTAGAGACTGCGGCGTCAATAGCGGGTCTCGTATTGACCACCGAAGTTCTAGTCGCTGAGGACTAGCCAACTGTACCAATTCTCTCGGTGCCATGAAGTCGGATTTCCGTTGAAGACCCATGCTCCTTCGTTTCGGTAGTCTCCGGTCCAAGGAACATTCTCCTTAGTGCAGAGTGTACTGACTACAAAGTTAGCCCACTTGTTTACACTACCGGACCACTTCTCGCCTTCGTGTGAGGGGTGTTGGGTGACGACAGTCTCGTTTGGGTTGTTGTGGTCGGTGCATACCCACGCCCAAGGACGCTCGTCGTCGTATGCCGGTGCAGTATAACGTCCATAGACAACCGTAAAGCCCTCAAAATATAGTGCCCCGTCTCGCATTTCCATGCGTTCGGACCGGCCTACTTCTTCAAGAAGGCCGTTTATTTCAGTCATGATTTCTTCCCGAGTTGTCGCAAATAACTGTCTGCTCATGTTTAACCGTAGGGGGTTGGGGTATATAACATGTATGTTTTGTGAATCAGAACCCGAACCTGTTGCTCGAACCTGCTAGAGCGTCTTGGTCTCCTATCCTTGTGATTAGGGCACCCGACCACGGCCAATACAATGTCGAGCCTCCGTGTGGTGTTCTATACCAACATAGAGGATTGGCCGACCACGCTAGGTCTAGGTCCGAAGCATTACTGCCCCAAAATCTCTGATACCTTAACTGCGGTTGGTCGTGACTGAAATCCTCTGACCCCGCCATTGTCTCGGCGGCACCCATTATGTCGAACTTACTTGTGCTAGCGTTCCATTTTATCGACGGAACAGACAACCAACGGACGTTCATAGAACGGATAACATTCTCAGATGCAGTAGCGGCGTCAAACTCGAACGAAGGAATCCACACTTCCATGAAGTGAGAGCGAGCAGTCCATATTCCGGTAGCGTCTCCGTATGAGAACCCAACCGATGAAAGAGTCGCACTATCCGGCACACCGGGCCATGCTAGAGGGTATGGGTCATCGTCTTCGGGTGTAGGCACCGTACTAAACTCGGATGCACTTCTCCATCTTGCTACAATATGCAATTGACCCTTTCCATTCGTAGTCATTGTTAGGGCTGAGATGTCGAATGGATTTCCTGTTATTGGATGGAATATGTGTTTGGTTGTTTTGTTGGCTTCTGCTAAGTCACGCTTCGCATCCATGGCTACTATCTTAACGTCATAGACTGTGGTTGAGTAAACGAGCATCAGTCTATCTTCCTCATTGATTAAAGCATCCCAATAGATTACATTATCAGAAGCCGTACTAATTATGATTGGTGAGTTAAACGAATGAGCGGTGCCACTTGAGAATACACCTTGGGCTACGAAGATGTCTGAGTCTGCCTCGCTGTTATCAGACTCACGATACAAAATGTACGGCAGGTCATCTCCTCTAAGGCATATCTTAGGTAGGTCAATATCATGGTCAGATGTAGCAGTTCTGACGACTACCCAACGGCCATCATCCCAAGTTCCGGTCTGACCACTAGGCATAGCAACCCATGATTGATTTACTTCTTTCATAGTATATACTACTGAATATTCATCTGCTGAATCTACGTAGTGTATCGCCGCTAGGTGAAGCCTGTCCTTCGAGTCACAAACCAAAGACGGTTGCATTAGATTGTCTCCGGTGCTGAACGGATTGAGAGAACCCGAGATGTTGACGGGCGTCACGGCTGACCAATCCCACTTGTAAACGTGGTCGGGACTACTTGCCACCATGACTCTATGTGCGTACGTATAGAACAGGCGTCGGTTAGGAACTCCGCTAACCGAAGCGTCACCATCTCTAGCCACTTCGATGACTGCATGAATGGTTCCGAAAGAGTCGGATGCGAATGCGGCACCGTATATTTTATCGTTAGAATCGAGGGACTGCGAGCCTATTTCACTAATTAACAATACTTCGTCGAGTCCACTACCCCCACCATTGTTCTCAGAATGTCTGTTCCAAAACAAATCACTTCCCGGTGGCTTGGTATAATGGACGTACGTAGGTTGGTTCCCACGTGATGTTTTCGTCGAAGGTCCCAAATTGAAATGATGAAGTGTTCCATCTTCGGTTCTCAAGATTCTCTGACCTTTGCCAAGGTACCCACTATGAGCAGAAGTAGCATTTGCAGTCGAGTTAGATTCGTCAGTATTAGAAGTTGCATTACTAGCAGTTGGTTTTATGCCACGTGCGTTAACTATGCTTCCACTATCCCAATACGGACGAACATGATTGGAGACATGTACTTCAACAGAAGACTTGAGTTGCTCTCCGACTGCTACCCAATCTTTCTTGCTTAGTTCTTGTGTTCTTGCCAACGTCACATGTGGATAACCTGCCGTGTAGACCTTATCCCAATCATAGTCAGACCCCGTCATAATAGGTACTGCACCTGCATGAAAGTGGTCGGTGGGGTGGTTGACCCAAAAGGCGGATAATGAGTTGCCGCTAACGAATGGTCCACCTATGAGTTCGTCGTCTAGTAGAATGTCGTTGTAAAGCACGTTCCCCGAGTTCGTGGCCCTTCTTGTAGAACCATCCTTCCATAAGTTAGTCCGTAGGTACGACTGTCCTATGGTGTTTCCATCACCTGCTAAATCAAATCCGCTCAACAAATCAGATGCTCCCTCAAGATGCAAAGTATCTGTTCGTGAGAATGGAGTTTCTAATTCTAGGTCAAGTGAGCCTTTACCACCTGCTCTAGCCCTCACATGAACTTGCCCCGGTGCTAAGAGATGCAACGGAATGTCGTAGCCTAGACCACCGTGTACCATCTTCCAAGTTCTGTCTGTTCTGTATGGATGAGTGTTGGTAGACAGCCCAAAGTGCAAAGGCCCGAAGTGAGAAAACCCACCGAGAGGTCCGACCAATTGTCGACCAACATGTGCCCCACCAACTAAAGAAGCGAATGGTGCGTCAATTGACCCTTCGCTATACGAAGTGGTGTCGTAGGAACGTGTGTTGTACAAAGATTCGGGGAAGGCCCATCCCGACCATCCATATTCACAAAACGGACTTGCCGAAGAACCGAAGTCAGCAAACCCAACCGTAGTCGGTATGAACCTAGTCTTGCGTAGGTGTTGGTATCTATCCACAGCCCATGCGTCTACACCTGCCTTCTCAGTTGTAATATCATCATAACCATGGTAGTCGACCCTGTCGCACATTTGACGGTATGGGTAGCCATAAAGAATCGTACCATCACTTAGAATATGAGGTAGGCACTTTGGTAGTACGGCATGAGAGCAACGTCCTTCGGGGTATGAGCCATAGGTTATCGGTATCGCCCTCTGAGCGGATTCGGGGTACCAATAAGCGATACGTGAACCGCTCCACCACGTATCTTCTTCAACCCAATTCTGAGTTCCCTTGCTTGCTCCATCAATGGTTGAGTAAGTTATCTCAAACTTGGCTTTGCCCTCTCTAACCCTGCCGTTTCTTGCGGGTGTATCGGACCAAAGAAGGACTAGACTTCTTGCACTAGAGTTGGCTACCATCTGACTCCATGTTGGTACATCTCCAAAGTTAGAACCACCGAATGCGTTGGTAGGGTCGAAGTAATCGTCGTAATTCAGAGCCGTTGGAACTTGGAAATGCCCCGCCGTCTCTGTGCCACTAAGAGGGTCAGAAGGTGGGGTCTCTCCTTCCCCTTGGTCTATTGCTACACATACTTTCGTAGTAGCGTTGTAATAATATCCCGGAGGACATGGATTAGAGAACCCGTCGGGGTTGAACGGCCATGCGTTAATGTCGGGTGTTGGATAGTCACCCGAGTTGCTAATCATATCTCGGTGAATAGCGGCCATCATCATTTTTCCATCTTCCATGATTCGTAGAGATGAACAATGAATAGTTGGATGAAGTAAAGATTCTGCGTAGGAAGTGTGGTCGGGGTGTCTTGCTCTGTCCTTCCTCTCTTGACCTATGTATCTCATTAGTTCGACTTGCGGGAATACCCAATCGTGGATAGTCCATTGATACGCTGAATTGGAGATTGTTATTCCTGTTCGGGAGTCAAGGCTCTCGCTTTTTCCTACTAACAGATTGTACAATGGGTTGTCTGTTGGTGTTGTACTGTCCGTCGTGTACAGAGCGTCATTGTTAGCGGTCCACTTGAAGATGAGTAGTTCACTCCCTCTCGGATTACCTGCCGCTCCGCTTCCACCATCGGGCCACACCTGCCCTGTGCCCCAAACTTCTGAGTTGAAGTCGCTCGCATCTATCGCATCTGCTCCAACTAATAATTCTCCACCGTACGCATCTGCGTCCCAAAGGTGACTGATTCCTCCTCTTTGGTAGAATCCTCCCGACTCTACGGTGCCGCATAGTTTGGGTATGCGAGTCCAATTTGGATTAGCAAGAGGTCTGAATGGTGTTATCTGATGTAGACCCCATGAGGTCTGACTGACTGCGAAAGTCTGAGCGGTCGTTCCCAACTTCACACCTGTTAGCGTTGGGTCTAGTCTGAATACTGCATGATAGATAGTCACGCTGTCTTGTGAGTAGTCTGCGTCGATAAATGGTTCATCCAAAGTGGGGTCATTACGGCTTGTGTAGTCTGCGGTTCCTCCTTCCGATACCGTCTTTGGTGTTGGTACTACGGAGACTAATACGTGATAGTCTACTATCGGCTTTCTGAATGATACTCCCTCTACTGTGACGTTCTCATATCGAATCAAAGATGGGACGACTCGAACTCGGGTCGGCACCTTGTCTGCTAGGAAAGTGGAGGAGATTGCAGTCGTACCATTCCACGCTCCCGTACCCGTAGTATCTCCATAGATACGTCCACCTGCTAGTGAGTAGGTTGACTTCAAACTGTTAGTGGTGGTGGTGCCTGTATTGTATGATGCCGAAGTATCGACATTTCTTCCGGTTATGAATCTAGTTTGGTTGTCGTTCGTATCTCCTGTGTACCCCGACCTACGAGCCGCCGTACCTAGAGAATCTTGTAGAGGATGTATTGCACTTCCGTTTGTGTAGTTGTATCGAGAACCTGTGGCTAAGGTATGGTCTGCATACCACTTGCCATTTCTCAAAAGGCTTTGACCGGAATGAACCTGTACGTTCAGCCCCGAGTATGTTCCTTTAGTCTCGTCCGTAGGTACGTTGTGAAATGCTGATACTACGAATACGCCATCGTAGCCAATCAAACCACAGGTGTCTAGTACCATGTGGTTTCCCTGTTCAACTCTACCTAGGTCATAAGTTGAGGAACCGTCTACAACTAGAGGAACTTGTATCGTCTCATAGTTGGTTAGAATGTTAGAAGTCTCAGTAGCACTCTCTGTACTCAGAGGAGAACCTAATGTTGTACCGGACGCCAATACAGTTTGACGTGCCCCTAGATTGATTCCCCAAAGAGATGAGCATGCTGTTCCTTGGTTAGTCCTGTTAGTAAGTCCTGTTGTTGTGATGTCGGACTTATCCGACACGAATCCTACTGTTGAATATGCGGTGTTGTGAAAAGAACCGAACGATATTCCGAGTCCGTTGGAAGCAATATCAGTAGAAGTGTAGAATGCTATATTCAACGGAGACCCGTTGGTTGAGGTTCTGCCGAGAGTGAGTTGGTTATCTTGTGCGGGGATTTCAGTTGTGTCTCTCTTGACTGAGAATGTATGATTCGCAGGTACGTTGCCTGTGTCTGTTCTTCTCTTGTGTGCCCCGAACCTACCCGGTTCTGTGATGGTCATTACTGTCCCCGATACTGATACCGAGGTAGCAGATGATGAATGCAGAGAACCTACGACGCTCGCACTTTCTATTTGGCTAGTCTCCAACCAACCGAGGTCGCTGTTCAGACGTGGTGGGGACACGTTGAGAAGAAGGTCGTATGCGGTGGGGTTTGTTGTTGGGTTCCAAGCATACCGATAAGTCGCTTCGTCATTTACAATAGAGGTTAGAGGAAGACCCGCTTCTGCACCCACAGGTGGCTTCATATCAACGGGTGTTCGAGGCATGTATCAAGCCCCCAACCCCGCCTCTCGGACGAAGACTGCGGTGTATGGGGTCTGTCCGACTTCCCCACCTTGTCTCTGATAGTTGAAAGAAATCATACGGCCTACGAAGGTCTTGTTTGTTGCAGTACCCGAGTAGTTCACGGCCTCGTACTCGAACTCAACCAATGCTCCGCTCTGCAACAACTCCTCCATGAACTCAATGTCTGTGTTCTCAGTCTCCTTTAGGAATATACCCGCCATCTCGAACTCATCAGTTCTCTGACCCTTGTCTGTGACTTCGGGATATACTGCATCGAGTACAGGAGTCTGAGTGAAGTTTGCTGACCTTCTCCTGTTGAAAGACGAAGGTCTAGTGTTCAGAGTCAGAGGTACAATAAGCGTCGCAGGTAGAACCTTGACTACAACCTTAACGGTAGGCGACGCAGTTCCGTTAGAATCGGTCACTATCAGAGTGGCTTGGTACTCTCCGGCTTCTGCATAGGTGTGGTCATTGTATGCAGTTGAACCGCTAACGTCGGAAGACCCGTCACCAAACGAGAATGCGTAGGTACTCAGAGATGCTGAGGTATTGATGCTGTAAGATGAGGTACCATCGAATCTGATTGCTTGACCTGCTCTAACCATAGTTGGTATCGCACGTAGTACGGCGACAGGAGCGGCGTTCGTGATAGTGTATGTGATAGTGGGGTCTGATGCAACAGACTCAACGTCGTTATCATCTTTGACGTAAGCCTTGACGTTCCTAGTCCCCGACGTTGTACTATACACGTGCGAGATGTCTTGAGTTATCGAATTAGCCGGTGTCTTGACTTCGACCCAACCACTATCTGTACCGTCTCCATACTCGACCTTGATTTCCTTAATCTTCCTGTCTGCGTCGGTGCTAGAGCCTGTGACTCTGAAGGTCACTACATGCCCTACCTTGGTTGTGAATGATGTATCACTTGAGCCTACGCTTGTTGCCGTACTAGCGTCGTATGAGTTGCTAACCACGGCTACATCAGCGTCCGGCTTGACGTTGTATTCTATGTCCCATTGTGTTATGGTTGGAATAGCGGACCAATCAATCGGATGATGCAGGGTATCAGAGACGGAGGGGATGTAGAAAAGATACCTAATGACGAATCCGTCTGTTATGGCTGTCGTGTCGAGGTCTGTTAGGTCTAGGGTACCAAACCCACCTGTGAATGTAATAGTCCTCTCCTCGTAGCCCGGAATGACCGTAGAAGCCTCTTGGTCTATGGTGGCTACCGTTGGTGGTCGTAGTAGTGTGACTCTCAAGTCCATTCCCCTAGATGTATCGACGTTTTCTGCATAGATGTTGAGCGACGTGTACTTCCCGACGTTTGTTGCGGGTTGTTGTTTGATTGTATCTACGGTGAAAGGTAGCATGTTTGCGGTAGGCAACTGACGGAGAGTCATAGAGTCGATTTGTAAGTCTTGGTTAGACTTCTGCAAAGTTGGGTTAGTCAATCGAGTTATCTCGCCCTTCGAGTCAAGGTGTTCCGTAGGTGAAGCGGGTACATGTGCAAGAGTTCTTGCCGGATAGTAAAACCAATCTCGGTTTCCGTCGCTACCATCATACCCGCCGAGTACGCTCGTCTCTATCGCATCTCGATAGATTGGTTCACTTTCCATGGCTACTAGAACATGGAATGTGTCTCCATTATTTGATGAAGAAAGCGAAGGGGTGAAGTTTGCATCAATCCATGTGAAGTTTGAAATTATTAACTGATTACTTGTGACTGAGAATGTTCCTTTTCCAATATACACATTACTTGTCTTGAGGTTCGCTAGTGATGTTGCTACAACAAAATACTGATTGTTTGCCTCGTCCAACCCCGTTATCTTAGTCCAATCTGCACTTGCGTCTGTTGATGAATTGAAGTTGATTATTGTTGGACTTGTAGTGTGGGTGTAAGTCATAGGACCTACGTAGTAATTGTAGCGGGCACCCTCATACGAGCCATGACTTAGTCTATCATCTCGATTGTAGTCTCTTAGCCCTGTGTTCATTACTGCGGGGTCTCCTTCCAACCAAAAGTCCGCCCATTCTTCAGTACCGGCTGATGGATATGCAATAGGGGTTCTAATTGGGAATGTTGCTATGTCGCACATCTTGATGCTCATAGCCCAAACGGGGATTCGACATGACCTGTCGGTACCGACTACTTCGCCGTTCCACATGAACGTCATTCCTTTCTCATTGAAGATTGTCCGTAGGGTGTTGGTTCCTTGAGCGAATGAAAAATAGTTGGAGGTTCCAAATCCACTTCCTAATTTTCCGAATCCTCCTGTGCCGGGTATGTCGAACTTGTCGTTGCCGTCGACGTCGACAAAGCCCGTCCATGTCCCATCAGTTGTAAGGTGTGGTGCCCCACCCGTCATCCATACTGCGGGTCTGTTGAAGGTCGAGAGTGGAGGGAATGATACTGTGCTTTTGCTGTTGGCTAGTGGGTTGTAGGCATTAGTAGTAATAACGGTGTTCTGAGCGTTAGGCGTATGATTCCAAAACAACCTACGCATGTTGTGTAAACCGGGTACCTGCCTGTAAGTACCCGAAGTAATATCGGTATTGTCTGCGGTTGGTGTTGTACCAAAGAATCCGCCCCTCCTATAACCGAGATTGGTTCCGCTATGTTGGAAGGAACTCATAGCAAGTGAGAATACTCCGACTTCTCCATCTGTGCCTATTGTGCTAGACCCAAACTTCGAGTCTCCGAAGAACTCAAGGTCATTCGATGTACCACCCAATGAAGTTCCACTAACTGATAGTGGTGCCCTGTATTGAGTCACACCATCTATGTCTACACCATCCCATATCGGCTCTATTCCCATGCCGTAGTTCTGAGCCGGTGTGTCTACGACCATAGAGTGTCGACCGAATACAGGATGGGATTCGTTGCCGTCGAACTCGATTAATACCATGCGGTTCGCTTGGCTCGGGAAGTGTGCGGTCAATTCCATATCGAGATAGATTGGCGAGCAAGCCATCTCTGAAAGTCCGTACTTAGTAGTGGATTCTCTAGCCGTGACTTGGTTTCCACTTGCGGAGGAAGTCCACGTTGAGGAATGGTCGGTGCTACGGAGTAGCGTAGGAGACATGGAAAGTCTAGTTCCTAATCGCTCATGTCCGGGCCAAGGTCTGTTCCTTCCATAGGTCCATGTTCCACTAACTCCGGTTGGTTTGATGTAGTCCCATGCTCGACGACCTGTGTTGGTGTCGGTGAAAGACCAAAACGGCGTACTAACACCACGGAATAACCACTTATCATGACCGTACTCACCATTCATTCTAGGGAAGCCACTATCGGCTCTAAGGACTATTTCACCATCTGATGTTGCTATGTATCTATCACATAGGTCGTAGCCTAATGGCGGTGGTATTCGTAATGCACCTTCACCTTCTCCGTAGATGTTAGGAGATAAGTAGTTGTTATCTGTGCCATCAATTGATACTATCGAGATGCCCCGAAGGACGACTTTACCATCACGATGTTTACCATCAACCGAAGGTAAGGAGCGTTCACCAATCGTAGGTCTACCGGGATAAGTTGCGTCTGCTGACGAACGAGCCGGTACGTTGCTATCCATCTGAGATACTCCGGCTTGGAAGCCTGTTCCGAGTTGGTCGTGAGATGGGTCGCCCTGTGCGTTGGCGTCCCTCTTTGATACTGAGAATATGGAGTTGCTTGCGGCGGTGCTACTAGCGTCGGCAGTATGATAGTAGCCCTGTTCAGACCCACCAATCATACCTATTCTGAAATAAACTGTTCCACGTGAATAATGATAAAACCCTTCATCACCTGTAAGGCCATTCTCGAATATGCTACCATGACTGAGTGTTAACTTGCATACTGTTCTATCAGAGCCACTTTGACCACTATTGCCATAGGCTGTCGTACCTGCACTTGGATTACCTAGTGCGGTGCCCCAAGCCGTAGCGTTTCCTGTGGTAGTGACTGAATCCGAAGACAATAACCACCATCCATTCCAATTTCTACCTACGACGGATGAGTCCTCTGCTTCTTCATTAGTACCGTCTGTGTTCCCTCTAAGACCCCATCTGTCCGGCCATAGCCTGTGTACGTTGGATGGGAATGTTGCGTCTTTACCTGTTCCTATAACTCCTGTAATACCTTCAAGATATATCGGCGTACCTGCGGGCAGTTCTTGTATCTCGGTGGTAGTCATACAGTCAACGTATATTCGTAGACCACCACTACTATTCTTTTCGATAGCAAGAACGGCTCCCCTGTGAGGCGGGGGAGCAAGTGCATACTTATGCACACCACCGTTGGTCTGAGAGTCTGTGGTATGCCTATCCGTCATTTGCTCGTTGAGCCAATTGTTGCTCTGAGCCGAAGGTGCAAGTGGACCCTGTGTGAAGTCAAAGAATGGGAATACTTGAGCGGAACAGTCTTTGGTCTCGTCATAATTGGTTGAGACATAGGTACTGTCGTCTTCACTACCATATCCTTGTAGTCCATCCCATATTGAGTATAGAGTCGATGTGACCGTACCGCCGATGTGTCTTGTTTGGTCGTAGACGTATGGTATGATTACACCGTCGTTAAGGCTGTACGTACCATCTTTCAAAAAGCAAGCAAGAGCCATCTTCATTCTATACTTGGGTCCTTGGACTGCTGTGCTGTCGAAGGACATGTGGAAGTTGCTCATTGGTAAAGCGTCAACTGTGTTAGCGTGAAGAAGGCCGGTTAGGTGGTCTCCCGATTTACCGAATATCTTGTACTTGATAGTAGCCGAGTCTGCACCTTCGGGGTCCGGCTCGTATCTCGTTATTCCATTGGCATAGTAGGCCGATGCGGGATAGCCCTTTGCTATCTTAGTCGTGGCACTTGTTATCTCCTTGTGAAATTGATTTACGTCAAGGAGCATAGGATGGAAGACAGTCGCTCTGTAAGGAGAATCGTTAGGTAGTGCGTCATATCCAAAGTCACTCTCGCTGTTGGTATCGACCATCCATGTTATTCTTGTATCTGCGGTGTGAGTCGGAAGTGCAGTTGACGAAGACGCTTCTCTACCTTGTACGCCGTGAGGCAACCATGCGGGTTTGTCTGCGTTGGATTCTCCGACGTGTCGATAGTCGTCGATGAACTCGGCGAGTTCCTGTATGGTCATGAAGACAGGGTATGGACCGTTATCACGAACTGACTCGGTCACTTCTGTTTGTAAGGGGCTACTTCGCTTCGCAGGTTCGTAGGTGGCAGAATACTCAGAGAATGAATCGGCGGTCTGTGCCGTTGGAGCGATAAGGAATACCGACGTCTTAGAAGAAGCCGAATGATTCAAAGTGCAAATTGGCTTGAAGCCACCCGACCCCGAGATAGTGATGGTTCGCTCGGTTCCGGTGGGTGTAGTACCGTCGTCCATTATCGCCTCGACTCTGATACCGGGCGTACGTGCGACGTCGTCCACGCCTCCTAAATCTGCGGCGGTGTTAGGTCCGAAAGTAGAACGAAATACTTGAGGGTCGACAGTTAGACCACCCTCACCTTTGACGTAAGCGGGCCACATTGGTTGGAGTTCAGCGAGACCATTCTTCACACGTGAGAACGGCTTGTCTATGTTCTGTGTACTCCTCGCCATTATATCGTCCCCGATGCTCCACTTCTAACCGACCTTGAGATTATCCTTGGTAATTCTCTCTCCATCATTCTCTTGATTGAGGCTGAATCTTGATTATCTCCTGTTATATTGATGTCTCCTAAGTTGACGTTAATTACGGTGTCTGAACTCTTAGCCCTATTATCCGGTTGATTGATTGTTATTCCTTCTCCTATTCTATTGAGTACAGTTGAAGTCAAAGGTATGACTGCCTCTGCCCCTGCCTCACCAACCAAAGAAAAGGTTGGAGACGTCACCACACCACCCTTAGCCAATTTTGTTATTGGTCCACCTTCTATGCCTGTGATTCTTCCGAACTCATCTCTCGGTGCGTCACGCATTCTCCTTGCTCTTTCGTTTGCTAGTTTTATCTGTTGACTGCTACGTGGGTCCTTCAGTTTGTCTCTAAAGCCTCGTAGTTGTTTGATGATTGGAAGATTCCTTAGTGCGTCCTTTACTCGGTCGGCGGTTCGTATTATGCCCTTCAATGCGTCATCGAATAACTTAGTTGCCTTTTGTACTATCTTTAGTTCGCCAACCATCCTTCTCAAACCGGGGAATCTTGTGAATGCCTTGCTTATACCTTTACCTAATCCAACGACTATCTTCGTTAGACCCTTTGCGATACCTGCGAAGTCGGCTACGGTATGGAAAAGGTTGCTGAGTTTTTCGTTTGTGCCTTCAAAGTAAACACCTAGCACACGGAATATGTACCCTACACCGGAGAATACAACCATGGCTTCCAATACTAGATTTATGAACGTCGAGAAGATGTTTACTAGACTGCCAAAACTACCATCGAAGTCTGCAATTGCTTGAGCGAACTCAATGAATAAACCGAACAGTCTAACAAACGGAGTCACTAATGCAACCATTACTTTTCCTACTTTAGCAAGTGCAGGGAGTATGTTTGCTATCGCCGTAAGGACTTCAATGAATAGAGGTATGGTAGTCACTAGAGTGTCTATGGCTTGTGGTAGGTTTTCTTTCAGAGTCTTAGCCAACTGAATTACTTGCGGAGTCAACTGTTCGACTAAGCCGCCGGGTTCGTTGAGAGTTTTACCAAAGTCGCTTATGACTCCGTTAGTTTTCTCTCCTTGATACTCCATATCGAATAAGGCTCGGACGAAGTGAACCCCTAGTGCTAGGGACGCTTCTTCGACCTGTGATTTGAAAACACGCATGGCCTCGAAGGACGATTTTTGCAGAGTCTCAGCGAATCGTATAGTTCGGCCCTCGGCTTGGAAATTAGCGGCGGCTAATTTATCGAAAGCGTCCACTTGCGACATTAGGCTAAGGACAGCCGTACCACCACGCACACCGAATATCTCCAACGCTTGTGCCGCCGTGATATTCGCATCTCGCATCTGATGAAGTAAGTCCGTAAGTGAAGTGAGACCGGTCGTTTGCATCTCTACTGTTTTCAATAATTCATCTCCCGATGATTTCAGTTCTGATTGTCTAGCCTCTGCTCTTTTCATGGCAGTTGTTGTCTCCATCAATTCGATATTACGCTTCTGCGTAGTTATGTTGAGGTTCTCATTCGCAAGTTCTAGTCTTCGTATTTGGTCTAACTCCGATTCATTCAACTCTCTATTTTGTTGAGCGGCTCGGAACCTAATCTCAGAGATTGCTAGGCTGTTTTTCCTTTCTTGTATGGCGAGGTCGTTGAGTTCACTCTGTAAGCCTTTGACTTCCATGCTAAGGCGTTCCGTAATACGAGTAGTAATTGCCATCTGATTCATTGTTGCTTTCAATGCTTGATTCGCAGACATACCTGCGTCTGAAAGTACGAAAACGTCGAGATTTAGGTCATTGATTACTTTCCTTGCATCGAATGTCGGCTTCAACAACTTGTTGATAGCCATACGCAGACCTGTACCTGCTACGGTACCCCTTAGACCCGCATTACCTAATGCACCAATCGCCGCCGCCGTCTCCTCAATGCCAACACCTGCGGCGGCGGCAACCGGAGCAACGAACTTCATGGCTTCTCCAAGTGTGACGATGTCGACGTTAGCACTCGTAAACGTCTGAACGAGAACGTCAGTCGCCTTGTCTAAGTCTCCTATCTCCATACGGAATGCCTTAACTGACGCTACACCAATTGTAGTAGCAGTTTGAATATCGACACCACCTGCGATAGCGAACTTAACCAACTTGTCGATTACTTCGTCATCAACCATCTCATTGAAGGACACACCTGCGATAGCCAATACTTCGGCGGCTTGAGCGGCTTGAGTCGCAGTAAATCTTGTGTTGGCTCCAATGTCCCTAATGGTCTTCTCAAGAACCATAGCCTCACCTGCGGTAGTATTCATAACCGCTTGAGTACGCACTAGCGTATCGTTAAACTCAATGAATAGTTCAGAAGATTGTTTGAGGAACCCTGCGGTTAAACCTGCTCCTACTGCTGAAGCACCAAGGGTTATCGCTCGGAAGTTTGCGTTCATGGCTGTACCGAACCGAGATACCTTCCCACCGGCCATCAAAAGCGACCGACCAACGTCGGACATTCCCTTCTTGAATCCCCGTGTATCGGCTGTGACTCGGGTCATTATTTCCGTAGTCTCAGCCATTTTATCTCCTCACCATTTGGTTCGCTCTCGCTTTCTGCTCCGCTCGCCTATGTTGCTCTGCTTCCCTACGGTTTTTCACGGAGAAGGCTGTTGCGAGGAAATGAGCCTCTCTAGGGTCTAATTCTAACCATTGAGGGAGGCCCATGCCAAGATAGGCGAGCAACTCGAATAAGAACTGACCTTCGTCCGAGGAGGCGTACTCGGACATCACTCTAAAGGGGTGTTAACTGCATCCATTATCGCTGATGTTAACTCGGCTATCAAAGAGAGAGGTAGTTGTTGGAACTTGCCCCATGTGAGCGTTCCGTCGCATTTCTGCATCATCTCGAAGACCATGAGCATACCTAGTTTCTCAGCCTTGTCTTCTTCGCTTAGTCCCGTTAGTTCGGGGTTCGATTTGAGACCGTTGTACTCTCTCATTGAAAGAGGTAAAACTTGAATCTCATCGACACCCATTTTCAAGGGTTTTACATCTACTGTTATGGGTTCTGAAGCCCGTTCTATTGCTGTATCAAGCCAACTCATTTTTTATCACCATCAGGAGTCAGTAGCGGTGTAGGTCCATGTTAACGCTTCAAAAGATGCGTTTATCATTAACGGTCCCTCTCCTCCCGCTTCTAGTCCTTCGATTGCTAAATCGGTAAAGACGCAATTACTCAATTTGAAAACTTTGGTACCTGTCGTGGTACCTACTGCCTGTGTTCCGGCGGCGGCGAATCGAATCTCAAACTCCTCATCGTTAGTGAACATGTCGTGAAGTTCCGAGGATTTGATACCCCATGAAGCGGTAAGAGAACCCGATGCGGATTTTAGTCCACGGGTGTTAGCAGTTGCATAGGACGAGCCTAGTTCGACGTATTTTCCGGTAGCGGCGGCAAGGGTAAAATCACCTTGCACATAGCCTACTAAGGCACTTGTTGAAGTACCGCTAGTGCGGATAGAACCCGTGACTCCTGTAAACTCATGTAAAGCCATTAAGCAAAACGGAGTCAGAGGAGGGTATTAACTGACTCGGTTAGGCTTCAACCACTTCTGCGTCCTGTTCGGGCATAGCGGTTGCGTCTAAGGCCAACCGTACGGCCCTTTCGAGGCAGTCAGAGCAGTTGTCTCTGTCGGTCACGTATGACCAAAGGGAAGTGGATTCTTCGGTGTTAGGGGTACCCCACCAATGGTCTCTACCGATGCAGGTTAAGGCTCCCTTGAATGAGTTGTTTTGGTCCACGATTTGCTCACCGCATAGGGTCAAGCGATAGCCGTAGGAGTCAGTACCCCTTCGGACGATATGCGTCTTGCGAGACGTCATGTCGTAGTCGGAACAATAGTGGGTCGTGTGCTGTTGTACATATTCAATGTCTTCCATGTTTAAGCGGAAGGGGTTGGCCTATATAATATGTTCGTTTTGTGAATTAGTAGTATCTTCTATTATCCCAACGCCGAGATACTTGATTAGACAACACCTTGCGTGGTTTTATCTTACCATCGAACGGGTCGATACAGTACCAACCCGGTTCCCTGTCCTCATCCCTTTCTTTGATGCACAGGTCGCACATGTGCTTGGAGTATTTGTTGTGCTTGTCTGCTTCCGGTACTAACTTTCTAAGCCTCTCAATCGTCTCGTCTCGGGAGTCACCAAACTTCAATTGAATGTCGCAGGTTCGCCCGTGAACTTTGCATCTATGTTTGCACTTCACAGTCCAACCCTCGAATTATTACCTAGAGGATGAGGAGACTTTGAGGCGTCCCTTAGTATTCCCTCGACTTGAGTTGTTATGTCGTTCCAATCGAAGTTTTCGAGTGCAAACTCTCTTGCGTTCTTGCTCATGGTCTGACGCAGTTCCGTATCTAGCGAGATGTCTAACATGGCTTGTGCCTGTTTCACAACGTCGACCAAACCCATGTTTACTCCCCACTTTGGTCCTGTGATGAATGTCGAACATGGAATTAGGAATCCTCTTTCGTTATCGCCAATCAATTCCGGTCCTGTCGAGTTATCGGGTAGGATGCAAGGTAGGCCGCAAGCCATGGCTTCGGCAGTTGGAATGCCAAATCCTTCTCCACCTGTTGCTAGTATGTGTACGTCCGATAATTGGTACAATGCGGCCATTTGCTCGGTCGATAACCCATGTAAAGGATTAGCAGAGGAGTCACTAAACATGACGTTCTCTCGTAGTCCTAGTTGCTCGACTAGGACAGGCAAGTCCCAACCACCCATGCCGTAGGAATCAGTTGGGTCTCCACAATGAATAATCAGACCCACCGATGATGGGTCGGGATGACGGTCTAGCATAAGTCGGAACGATTCTAACAATCGAGGTTGCTGTTTCCTATTTGTGTTCTTACCTACGGATAGGAATACAAACTCCCAAGGTATGTTCATTTGCTGTCGCATCAAAAGTTTGTCTGCAACTGAAATAGGTTTGAATGTCTTGAGTTCAACACCATGATACAATACGTCTCCATAGTTCTCATTGTATCTGTCTAACATAGGGTCTCTGAGAGATTCGGGAGCGGTTCCTTCGCTACCTAGCCAATTGATGTATGACTCGAATTGCTCACGACCATAGTTAGCCATCCATAGGGGCGTGTGTAGCAGTTTGAATATGTCCTTCCACTTGTATGATAGGGGATAGCCGTCAACGGGCATATACGCAACGTATGGGGTGCCTCTGAGGTTAGTTGCTATTACGTTCTTACCTATGAACCAAGGGTCGATTAGGCTAATCACAACGTCCGGCTTTAGGCGGTCAATCGTGGCACCAATAACAGTCTCTCCGTCTTGATTGAGTTTCTCTCCTCCGAACTCACCTATTCCGGCGTGTACCATAGTCCAACCTTCGGGGTGTTTGAAGTCCTCTCCGTTGTAGTCCCACCCCATGACGTACACTTCATGGCCTCTCTTGACTAATCTCTTGCAGATGGCTCTAGTGACTACGGCGTACCCTGTCGGTCGTGTGGGTTGCTCACTCATCCATAGAATCTTCAATCGCTTGCCCTTGGGTTTTGACTTTCGCTTCTTCCCCATGAGTTAATGCGGGAAGTGACGGGTTTTGAACCAATCGCTCGAACTTAAGATTCGGCTTAGATAACAAAACGAGACCTAAGCGTCGCCGTAGGTCGAGAGTCTAGCCCGTGTTGCAGAGTTCCCGAGCCACCGAATGTCTTGTACTTCTCATCATCAAGCAAAAGTCGATTTCCACTTGTAGTTAGTTTGGGTGTTATCGAGTCACTTTGGTCAGTCGACCAACCGGCTCTAATTACACCAACCAAGCCCGGTCTAGTCGATAGCACGTTTGTACCACTAATTGCATACTTAGCAGTAGGTGTGCCAACTCCTGTGCCGTCTAGGAAGTCAGAGAGGCTGTCGATTAGAGTCTCGGCAGTCGAGGTCTCTGAGGACCACGTAGCGAGACCATACCATACGGGATTACGGAATATCAGTCGAATAGTCTCGTACCGTTGACGTTCCATGTGCTATGAATAGCGATTCGGTTTAATTGAATAGTCCTTGAGAAAGATTGACTTAGGTTTACTCTGAGATGGTTTACGTTGTGTTTGAGAGTCAACTAGATTCGTTCTTATGAAGATGCGATACCACTTGTCGTAATTATTCCAAGCGTCTCCATACTTCTCTTTGAGATACTCGTCCCACCCTTTGAGAGTCGGGTCTAACTTCTTGCACTTAGGACAGGCTTTGATTTCATGTAAATGCCTTTCAGTAGCAACGTACTTCTCGGGCCAACCTTTCTTTTCAGTACCGCATAGGTACTTGTATTGACTACTGTCTCTATGCAACAAAGGAGCCTTCGGCATTACAACGCCTCATGTCCTTCGGGAAGATGCTTGACCCTGCGGTCTTGCATGTTCTCTAGTAGTTTGCATATTTGGGCTGATGCTTTGTCGAAGCGGTCTTGACTATGCTTGTCTGTGACTAAGTCACGCTTCACGTCTGTTAGGTCTATTGAAGTGAGAATGTGTTGTAGTATTTCCCACTCGGCATGTTTGATACTTGCGGCTCTCATACACCTAAGAGGGGCTTTGTGTATTTCAACCTTTAGTACATTTTTCTTCTGCCTTGTTGCTTCGCAGTCTCCATTCTGTGATGATTGGCACAGAGAGGGCGGCACTTGGCTACTTCTTCCATGATGCGCTTCCAACTGTACCCATTAGCCACCATCTCAGAGATTGCGAACTCCTTTGTATTGGGGTCTAAATGATGGAAGTCGATGACGTCGGGGTCTCCCTTGAACCCACATACGTCACACGCTACTTGTGACTTGTACTGTGCCCATTTGTACCTAATTTGGGCCTTCCTTTCCTTCACACGTTTACGGTGATAATCTCGGTTCCTATGGTAGTATGCCTTCTGATACTCCCTATTGTATGCCCTGCGTTTAGCGGGGTCCTTGTAAGGCATTGAACCGTCAGTCGAATAGGAGGGTATTAACTGTGCTTTTCTTTGTACTCATCAGAGGCTAGTAATGTGTCTAGCATTCCTTGGCGAGTAAGACTACCTAGAGGGTTGATTGCTCGTAGGTAGTGCTTCCTACCACCTATGTCCGCCTCTCTGCCTAGGATGGCTTGATAAGCGGCTTCTACGAAGTCCTCTGCGGACATAGCCATTGGGTCTGTGTTGGGGAGATTCATGTTGCCTTTCGAGACTTTGACTTTCTCCTCAACAACTTCTTCGGTAGTCTCCTCAGAATATAGGTGGTCATTGATTCTTTCAATCAAGACGGACTTAGTACCGTTAGTCTTCAGACCATGCTCCTCGCATAGTGATATTAGTTCGGCTTTCAATAGAGACGAAAGGTCATCCATACAAAAGCCTCGGTGATTCGTGGTTTATGACTATCACGGTTCAAGACCGCCGTAGTTCAGTAGTTTTACCGTACCGTTTGCTAAGGCGTCCCGTAGAGTTATACTATCGCAGACTTCAGACTCGTAGTAGGTCCCATTCGGAATTGTGAGATACATTAGACGGGAACCTGCGATTTCTGCTAAGTATGGTGTTTCATTATCGACCGTTCCATTGATTAGAAATAGATAATAGAAATCATCTCCTTCAATGTATATCCGTTTGTCTTCAACTGTACCACCAACCCAATAGCATTCTCCATCGAGCCATGGGAAGTGAGCGGTTGGGTATGTGGCAGGGGACGTTATCACGAATCCCATAGAAAAGGTACTAACGAATACCATTAGCACTACGGCAAGGGGCATCCCTCGACCCACCTTTTCAGACACAAACCGCCGAGTGTTTGGTGGTTTATGCCTGTGAGTTTTGAACCGCTCAAACTGCTTCGACTTCGGTTATACCGTGAACGGCTCTGTAAACCCACTCTGATACGCAGATTGCGTCGCAACCACTTCCGATTCCTTGGTGAACGATTATGTTCTCCTGTCCGTATGTGTCGTGCAATTCGTCAGCAGTAAGTCCGACTCCTAGGCCATATACCCCATAGAAGCCTCTAGGTCCTACTCCGTTCTCGTCGTTTAGGTCGTGGCGGTTGCCATTGTATGAACCCAATAGAGGGACTGTAATGTGGTCAAACCACCCTAGGAATACGAATGATTCCGAATAGTTGTGTCCGATTGAGCGTAGTATTTGGTCTGTCGTTAGTGTGGTCATGTTGGTTGTCTCCGCTTTATGGGAGCAAGCATGACTATATGAATGTATTGTTTTGTGAACTACTCATTCCAACGAACCATTACGGTGTGCTGAGATTGGTAGCCGATGCAATCACCCTCTGCATCTCCACCCATTCCTTTCTTCGGCGACATCATATCGACGGCTTTCGTTTCTTCAGAACGAACCACTTTGATGAAATGGTAAGGAGTTCCGTCAACTCCCTCACCTGTTAAGTCCGGTCGGGTGAGTGACCCTTTGTTCATGAGAGCGGTAAACACACGATACAACTTCCAATGCTTCGCTCGGGTATCGGCATAAAGTGTGACTATCATGAATTGAGTTCCTCGCCTAGGCATAGTATCGCTATCACCTGCAAGATGAGTGTCTTCGGCCATACCATAACCCGGCATGATTGAGATTTGGAATGTCTTTTGTTGCTTGAAGTTGAGCCACCCTGTATTGACTACGACAGTCCATGAGCCGTCGGGTGAATCCATGTGGTCCGTGATTAGGGTCGAGAGCATTGTATGAGGGTCCGTAGTTGGTACTCCTGTATCAGCAATCGCCATTGAATATGTCCTCCAAACATTTAGTGAACATTCGACACGTACTGTAAGCACGTGGAGTCTCTATGACTCGTATCGTCTTAATAGTAGTAGTGCGGTCTTTTGGCTTTGTATTGACCATACGACGCTACCTCCACTAATCCCATTTGTTTGACCCGCTCAAGCATCTCCATGTACTCCTTTTCAGTAGTAGCGAGAAGGGGTCTCCAAAACTCCTTCATTCGCTCGGTGCAGTTCTCGTCGTTGAGAGCCGCTCTCGCACATTGACGGACGACTAACATAATAGTTGCCATCTTAGCCTCGATAGGAGCCGAAGTCTCTCCATAGGTATATGTGACCTTTACATATTGCCTCAGAGATTCAGCCCACGGAGCGTGGAAGCGAATAATACCTGCCTCTGCATCTTCAAGCCACCAATCATGGCTAGCCCGATTACGTCCTTCATTTAATGTGGTTTCATTACCGGAACTATCGAGTGTGACTACTGATGATACAGATACGACAGGACGTTTACTGAGGCTAAGATGGTTAAGTGCGTAGTCAACGTCAAAATGTTCTGTTGCCGACGTAGTACCGGCTAACTGCCGACCTGCGTACGCATCAATCATTCTTGACGCATTGGTTATCATCGTCGCTATCTGAGCGTCGGTTGGACCGATACCGTCAGAGAAGTTTACCCCTGCGTATATCTCCACGTCTTCTAGTGTACAGTAGTCTACTGCGGCCATAGAGATACCTCACGCTAAGTGGGTATTAACGGAGTCGTAGGGAAGGGGCGTTAGCCCCTATCCCCTGCGTCCCACCGTTCAGTCTCAGACTGTGTTTATACCAACAAGTTCGCAGATTGCTTCGCCGTATCGGACTGCAAATGCTACGTCTTGCTTTGGTATTAGTACGAATCTGTCCTTGGTAGGTTCATCGTAGAATCCGATGGAGAACCTTCTCTCAGCCACAGTTGAGTTGCCGACTAATGGGCTTCTCACGTGTGTTAGAATTGCTGATGTGTAGGTGTCGCTTGAACCTGCGTCGGATGTACCGTCTACTGCTTGATTAACAGGGATAACTCCTGTTGCGTAAACTCTGATACCGTAGATTCTACCGATTTCTCCGTTTAGGATAGTAGCGGCAGGTCCGTACTTGTCGACGGTCTGCAACTCAGTTAGACCGAGTAGTTGAACCTCAAGGTTTCGTGGAACGATGAATGCTAGGTCTTCCCTGTTGTCTGCGTAGACACCTAGGTTAGAGATAGCAGTTCGGAGATTGCTTAGAGCGAATGTTCCGCTAACAGTCACGTCAGATGCGGCGGCAGACTTTCTGATACCATCAAAGGATAGAAGGTAGTCGTTCTTTTCTGAACCGCTAGTGGTTGAAATACCACCTGTGTTAGTTGAAGCGTTGTAAGCACCCATGATGTTGTCGGCAAGAGTTGATTCTGTGTCTGCGTTAAGGAACAAGTTTGCCTCATTGAAGGCTAGTCTGCTTGCTATGTCTTCACGTAGAACAGACAACAATCCTTCCACACCGTATGCTACTAGGTAGTTTCCGATTGGAATGTTTGCCATCATGGTCTTTAGTTCCAAACTAATTTCGTTTGTAGTCTGTCGGCTCTCGGTTGGAGAGTCGCCGGACTCTGTGTTGGTCAAAGTTTGGCGGTGGAAATCAATGCTACCTGTTAACTTTGGAACCTTTACGATTCTTCGGCTCATAGGCATGGCAGGGAGAAGACTTCGCATGAAGTTTCTCTCGTAAACCAATTCAATGATTTCTTCGGCGGTCTCGGTTGGTAGGAACGTCGCACCTGTGGAGGAAGCGGCACCTGCTAGTGCGGCTTTCACACGCTCGACGACGTCCGTAAACTCTATTGTATCACTATCAGTCATTTTCTTTCACTTCCATTTTTTAGGTCTCAGACCCCTTTCCTCTCAGACAAACGGGCTTCAAGCCAACCTGCTAGGCCAGCCATCCCATCAGTCACCTGTGGTTGTGGGTCGAGTTTGGTCACTCCCGTTTTCACTTTGGGGGTGGTTGATGCGGCGGAGAGTGATTTTCTCTCTGCCTTTGGTGTAGCGATAGGTGCATCACCTACACGCTCTGCGATTCTCTTAGCGACTTCAGCCTCAATCTCCGCTTCTTGCTCTGCGGCGGCTTTCTCCTCGGTAAGAGATTGAATGGTTGCGTCTCTCTCATTGAGAGCGGCTTTGAGTTCTTCTGTCTCATCTATACGTGCGGACATAGACTGAATGGATGCGTCCATGTCTGTTAGAGACTTTACGACCTGCATTAGAACTTCAACAGTTGAAGGAAGGGCGTCTTTTTCTTCGACTTCTTCCTCAGCGTCGTCTTCGACTGCTTCGTCTTCGACTTCTTCTTCGACTTCTTCCTCGGCTTCTTCCTCAACTAATTCGTCTTCGGCTTCTTCCTCAGCGTCGTCTTCGAGTGCTTCTTCGTCTTCTGCTTCATCCTCAGACTTGACTTGCACGTCTTCCATAACAGGAGTAGTCTCAGGAACCTCATCTGCTTCCTCAAGGAGTGTCTTCTCCTCGATTTCTTCGGTGGTGTTCTCAATGTCCTCGGTGGTCATTGTCTTCTCCGATGACGAGAGGGGGGTATTAACGGATTCGCTTAGGTTGCCCTTTTGTTCGAGAGCCTCGAATGTTGCTTCAATCAAACTTAATCTATCCAAAATCTGCGATAGTGCGTCCCTCATCTTCTCATCTTCCTCATCATGATAACCCATGTCTTCGTGCTTTGCGAAGGTCAAGTAGTAATTCTCCTCATCTTCCTCGATTGCTGAAATGTGCTTCTCCTCAACTTCGACAGTTTTCTTATCACCGCAAGTGCAACTCGAACCACCGTCACATGACTTCTCCTCACTACGTAGCACCGTAGCATGGACCTTGGGTTCTACCTCGAAGTTTCCGTATCGGTTTGAGTCGTAAACTTCGTCGATGCTGAAATCGACATTGGCTATGTCGGATGATAGCAAAGACTTCTCGACGGAGAATAATGCTCCGGGCGACGCAGGTACGTCAACTACCGAAGTCTCTAGCCACTCAATCTCTGTGAACTTCATGTAGCATGAATCTTCATCCTTGCATTCTTTCACGGCGGCTTTTGCTATGAATCCAATTGAGAATGCCCTTAGCATTCCCTTCTGTATCTTGCGAGTTATGTCCTTCTCGCCACTATCAATACGTGCGACGCCTATGGGTACAGAGACAGTTGAGCCATCGGGCTTCTTGAACGAACCCATGCTAACATCTTCCATCACACCTATGACTCCGTATGTCTTAGAGTGGTTGTACAAAATTACAGGGTTCTTTCTGTACCCTTCCCATGCTTCTATGATTGCGTCGTTATCCACCAACTCATTATGTCTGTCTAGCATGTCGTCGTCTCCGACGTAGACAGGACCTTTGATTCGTACATCGGAGTCTTCGTCCTTTGTTGCTGACTTCATAGTCACGAATGGAGTCTCGACTCTGTACAGAATAACGGCTTCTGATTCGTCGCCCTCTAGTGAATCAAACAGTCGATGGTCACGGATGAGCGTTGCTGATAGCGTGTCCATATCAGCCCACTTCGTAAGATGTGGTTAATGACTGTTAAGTTAGCCGATGAAACCATTAGAGAAGCAGTCTTCGCAGACTAAGACCCCAAACCAACGTCCATTAACAAGTGATTTCTTTCTGAAAATTGCTAGTCTATTGGAGCCGCATGTACATGACGCTTCTCCGTTTTCATTCCACGTGATTTCGTTTTCGCCCATGACCTTCCGAAGAAGTTGTACTATATGAATTATTCGTTTTGTGATTTACGAAGTCTTGCTTTCTCGTCGGAGATTACTTTTCTCATGTGCGATAGTCCACGGCTACCGACCATGAGCCACTTAACCTGTGCAACCACACCTGCTAGCCTATGGTCTCGATAGTGTCGGGCCGACCACGCTTCTCTGAGACGAACTGCCTTCTCATCTGTTGGAGTTTTGACTTCTCCCATTTGCCTATGAACTTTCGATAATCGAGTAAATTGTGTATTACCTAGAATGTTCCCACCCTTTCTCCATATCTGAGGCCATTCCTCTTTCAACTTCTCAGCCTCGGCAAGAGGGAATTGGTCATACTCAGAATTACGTAGACTGACTTTTTTATTGTCTCCTCTCTTTGGGAAGTTAGTCACATGGCTAGACTTTTCTTTGTCTGCACATGAAGTCTCACACATCGAGCGAGCGACTGCTATTGCTTGGTCTCTTTCGTACCCATCTTCGTCAATGAGTTCACCTATCTTACGACTGACGCATTCATCATAGGTCTCTGTTGCCTGTCTACATTTTGGACCCTTCTCAACTTTCTTCGACTTACTAGACTGAGGGTGTCCGGCAGGTAGTAGGTCGGTGTCGTGCTTACCACCACGGAACCTTCCGTTCCTTAGAGCATAGAGAAAACTGTTTACCCTAGCGTAGGCCCATTGTTCAGCCGAAGTGACGGTTGGTCGGACACTACCCGGATTCGTCTGATACGCCCCAACTCCCCGGTCGAAGACGGCACTCAACGTACGTACGTTGGTTCTCTTGCTCGCCACGTTGCCGACATCGGCGTTATGTTTCTCCGCTTTCTCCTTGAGGACTTTCTTTACTGCGGCACTTGCTTTCTCCTCACCTTTAGTCTCGGGCTTCTTGATTTTCCGTAGCATCTTCCTCCTCACCGCTACGTTCCTATCGCTACGGGTGTACGTACCATCTTCGTTATTGATGTAAACACGAACGATACCAACCTGTTCTGTTTGAGAAGCCTCGATAGTTTCGGTACCACCACTAGAAGTCACGACTTGGTGTTTACCTGCATTATTCATGCTGACTAATGAGCCAACGTAGCGTCCTTTTCTCGTCGCCCAACTTACGAAGTCACCTGCATTCATGGTATGTACACCTTCCTTATTCTTTTTCTTAATGCTAGAGTCATCTGTCCTTTGCCCGAGAGTGCTTTTGTTTTCATTCTCAAATGAGTTTGGAATACGGCAGTACGTAGGTACGCTCTAGGAGGGAAGGGAGCGAAGTCAGTTCGACCATACTCCACGACACCTGCATACTGAACATTGAGATTACCATATCGGACTTCTTTTGCTCGACGGTATTTGCTGATTGCCCGTCTCGACATAACGATGCGGCCCGACGCCTTTAGTGCCCCTGTCTGTACAGGCACTAGATGTTGAGAGCGTTTGAGAATCTCCTTTGCTATCTTATCGGTAAAAGGTTCGCTAAAGTCTTCATTGATAGAAGCCGAGAGCATCTCGAAGTCTTTGGCGGCCTTCCACATTCCGGTTTCGACTTTTGCATACTTTCTCATGCTAAGTCCTCGCCATTCTCAATACCGAGAAGGCGGTAGTCGACTAATTCTTCCATGTCGAAAATAATACCTTCTTCTATCATATCTTGAGCCGCTTCTTCTGTTGACTGTTCTTCGGGTGCTTCACCGCCTCCGTCTTCAACACGTCCTTTGTTGATAGCCAACTTCGGGCTGAGATAGAATGGGTCGCTTGCATCATCATTGTCTAGTAATGGCTCAAGACCTAACACTTCTCTAGCCTCATTGATACTGATTGCTGATTCCTGTCTTAGGTTCGATATAGCCTGTGAGCGTAGGCGGAATGTGTCTGCTCTCTCACTCTCACGTGAAGGTCGTATTGTGTTGAACTTGACTCTCCAATCTGTGATACCTAGTAGGGGGAGTAGTTTGTTATTGATTGCTGAGGATAACCTGTGGTGATAAGATTCGACTACGTCATACCATGCGTCTAACTGTTGCTCGGGGTTAGCCAACTTGCCCGTCTGAACCCATCCTAGTTTCATTGGTGGAATACCAAAGACTGCACAAATCTCCTCTCGGTAGTAGTATAGTAGGTCTAACTGTTGACCTTCTTTGGTCGAGTCGATAAGACGGTGCATATTGAATCCCGAGCCACCGTTGATTGCTACTAGGCCAAATGGTGATTTGCCCGAAGTCAATTGTTGCTCAAGAAGTGAAAGCATGGCTTTCATTTCGCTATTTGATATGTCGCCTACGTTAAGGATTGTCTTAGGTAGGGTGCCTGTATAGAGTTCGTTTAGGTAGTTGCTCAAGTTCATTTGACCTGCGATTGTATTCAATAACGGGATGAGTGGGGAAGTTCCGTAGCCACGACCATGTTTGAACTTCGAGATGTGCAGAATCTTATTGCTAGCGAACCTACGCTTCTCCTTTCGTATCTCTTGTATGTAGGCCATGGCCGGTGGGTCGGGTCGCTGATTGCCCGGTAGTAGTTTGATTGTCTCAGCAGGTACAGGCCATACGCTCACTAGGTCGCCGCCGAATATCCAATCTTGACCATTCGCTCTGCTTTTGTCTTCGCTACCATCTAACTCAAGGTATGCGTCTCCGAATAATGCTAGGTCATAGACTAGAGCCTCTAGCCATTCGTCGCCCATGTCGTCGGGATTAGGTTCTCTAAAGAACTCTTGAAGTCTCCTTAGTTGACCCTCATCTCCTTGCTCGATGCCGGAGGCTAGTCCGAACTCGTAGCCATTTGCTAGAACGTCATCAACGGTCCTACGTAGGATTGCATTTACCACTTCGGACTTCATCGAAATGTCTCGAATCAAATGATATGATACATTGGTATCTGCACCGGAAGAAGCCGCTCTCTTTGCTGAGACTGTTGCTATCCGAGATAGAGATGCGAGGGTTTTACCGTCCCACGGCATGTCTGTCTTAGATGTTGGAGTTGCTACTGCCTCGGCCTTCACATCACGGCTCCGGCGGAAGAATGGAAATCGCCTACGCTCGTCAGCCATGACCATTCCTCATGGGTCGTGGGTTTTCACTTTGTCGCTTTAACAGTAATGGCGTCTATCTTACAACAGACGCACCATTCGGGGTGGGGTTCACCCAACGAAGCGCAAGAATCCACAGGTCCATTTAAGCAATACTTGAAGTGATTACTCTTTGCCGTCATCTTTCTCAGATTCCTTTTTCGCCTTTCGCTCGTCGATGAGTTCGTCTATCTCATCCTTAGCGTCTTCGACTTTGTCGACGGCTTCTTCGACTGCATCAAGAACTTCTCCGAGTTCTAATTTGCCGTCTGCTTTGAGTTGTTGGTACTTACGGGCACCCCATATTCCAAGGGGTACGAGTACGGCCAAAATACCTAGGACTAGAATCGCATCGTCGGTTGTTAGACCCTCAAGCATGTTAGTACCGTAGCGGTAGGTGGTATTTGACGATGTTCCTTATGAGAAATTGAGAAGATACCGACCAATCTCACCCCGAACAGGAGTGGACTTAGGGGCCTCCGCCCCCAACGAGGCACCCGAGGTCATCGGGCGTGTAGACCCTCGCAGGTCGGGTAAGTGCCACGTGCTTATTCCAAATAGGGACGACCCTTTGTCGAATGGTACTAACTACAACATTAGTCCTTCACACTAGGCTCAGAGAGGGATTTTCGTTATTTTGACCCCCGCATTTCAAGAGCAGGGACTCCGGCCTTCATGGTGGTGTGTGTTCAGTACACCACCGCACTTACATTTGAGCGGACAGGGTGTACCTATATGAAGTTATCGTTTTGTGTTTATCTCTTTCCACCGAAGTATTCGGTAGCGTGTCCTTCGTCAATCAGAACCTTGTTGATATTACGACCGCTAGTAGTTTTGAGTTCGCCTAAGCATCTCCCGTACTTTCCTACCCCGTGTGACTTAACGATGATACGTCCGTCCTTACATAGTTCTTCCAATCTTTCCTTTGCGGCAAGACCACGGATTTTTTCTTCCTTGTCTCTAGTCCGAGATTCGGGAGCGTTGAGTCCGTACAAACGAACTCTCACGTTGAAGTGTACTTTGAATCCTAAGTCAACCCTTACGTCGACTGTGTCTCCGTCTACGACTCGCAATACGTCTGCGTAGTATTCCCACATGGAAATCACTTGTCGGATTTCTTCTTTGGTGGAGTTGCAGTTGGATTCGCTTTCGCTCCTGTTGCTACTGAGTTAGTTCCGGTCACACCAAACGCTTCCATGTTTAGTTCGTGAGCCTTAGCCATCTCCTCCATCTTTAGGTCATGCTCTAACTTAATCTTCTCAAGCATTCGGGAGTGTTCCTCGATTGCCTCAGCAGACTTTACATCTGAGTTTAATTGGTCGGGTAGAATGTTGATTTTAGCAGATTCTTTTCCTTTGAACAGGTCGAGTACAGAAGTTATGATTAGAAGGGCCGGACCACCTAGGAGACCAATAACAGTCAACTGACTGTCTGTTATGTCCCTCTCTTGTACAATAGAGAAGTAGGAAGCGAGAGCCGCTATCATAACCCACATGATTACAACCATGAATCCGAATATCAACATCAATTTCTCATTCGGGTTGGTCATTTTAACGGATGCCATGCCTTTGAACCGAAAAAGCAGGTTCTTTACGGATTGGGTGCAAAAGTATATAGTCGTCCATCCCATATAGAAGGCCGCAGTCCCCAAACCGGCGAGGAATAAAACCGTCATCCATGTCCCTACGAATCCTTCCGTTTCAACCACCTCTGAAATCTGTAATTCAATCGGTAGACCAATTCGTTCAATCCTCCGAGAATGGCAATCCCACTTAGACAAAATAAAGTGGTCATTAGACCCATACCGCAAGCATCGAAAATATCAGACATACTACATCATCATTGGAAGACCCATTGAAGCAACAATGAGACCCATGATGTAAAGTCCGTATTTCTTAAGGACGTCCTTAATTTCAGATACAAAGGATTCTACATTTGAAAGCCGTTGGTCAATTGATTGCATCTCTAATTTCATTGTCGACATGTCTTTTTCGACATGGAAAAGGTGGTTATCTCGGAGCGTCTTCACGTCGTCCACTAACACCTGCAACAAATCGGGGTCCTCACCCATGGAGACCACGAATGTTCTATGGTTATTGACTATCATGCTCCGAAGACTCGAACCTCGGGCATGCCTATATCCTCGACTAACTCTGCCGCTAACCTTGCATAGAGCAAGGCGTGGAATGCGTGGTCATCTCCGTCACGTCCATACTTAGTCAACTTCTGACCCCGAATCGGTCGAGTGTCTTTCTCATCTGTTTCTGCTGACGAGTTCAAACTGCACCACTCATGTAGGACCCACTCTAGTGAAGTATCTCCGTAGGGAAGTCGTATCTCGTTATTCTTGATTGCCTCAATCGTTTCTTCGACATAGGTCGTTCTGTCGACCACTAACATGTAAATCAGATTTCGATTATTGTCTCGTCTCTTGTACTCGAACGGAGTCATGGGCCGAGATGAATAGTAGCACGAACGGACACGCTCGCCGAACTCCTGTTGTAGTTCCTTGACCTGCCTCGCTCCATATCCTATATCTGCGACCACCTGTGTACAGTTGTAGCGTAGCATTAGGTCTTTGATGACCGCTACCTCATCTGAGTCGTGGTCGGCCCTAGAATCGAGTTTCAGAGCGTTTAGAATAGTACCATCTTTCTTCATGATAACTACTGTCGTCTCGTTCCCCCAATCAATACCCATCACTGATTCATCCGGCGGGGTCAAACCTTTCTCGTTCTTCACCAACGTACCATCTGCGGCTTGTAATGCCACGTCGAATGTAAGGGGCTTCGTAGCACCTGCGAAGAACTCACCCAAAACTTCGTTTGCGAATCTTCGTGGAGTGTATGTGTTCCTCTTGTATTCAATTTCCTCATCGTCAATATCGGGGTGCATGGCTTGGCTGATGTGATAGCCGATTATGTCCGACTCTCCGTGAACCCACTTCTCACCATCCCACTCTCCCTTAGTTGACTTCTCCCATAGTTTCCAAAACTCTGAACCCTGCTCACGTGCAGTACCCGATACAACCACCCACTTATACTCGGACTGAGCAAGCATCTCAATCAACATCGGCAAAACATCAGCGTCGGAGTCTTGGTATTCGTCAATGCAACATAGGTCCGCTTCGACACCAAGCAACGCATGTGCGTCACCCCAATTGGAATAGGCATAGAAGTGATTGAGATTTCTTGCTCCAATATCGAATGTTTGGTGACTGACCGAAGTCTTGATTCTCGGCTTCATCAGACACCCATTATTGATTGACGACATTAAGGCTCCATTGAATCTCTCATCAACAAACCTAGTCACCTGTGGTTGTCTAGGAGCGGTGTAAACTGCGTTGAAGTATGGTATGTTCATAAGGCCGTACATCAATAGATTACAGATAGTCTCAGTCTTCTCGACTTTACGACTACACTTGAGAACGACCATCTTCGTTTTCTTAGATTTCTGAGTCGCTCCGAAATGTCGGTATATCTCAATCAGATAAGGACGCTCATGCAGTAGGAATGGACCGCCGTTAATGGTACGGAAGTATTGCGACCACCTGTCGGGATAGAGAGCAATTTCTCTAGCCTGTTCCGGTGTGAGACGGGCGTCACCCTCGGCCATGAGGGGGACTACGCCCCGTCATGGTATTTCACGGTTCAAGCCCTTTCAATGGTGCTGTATTGGTCAACCCACTCCTCGGCAGTCCTTCGGTCAGAGACGGTCATGATGATGCCTCCTGTGTCCCTGTCGACGATGTTCCACCTGCCGCCGACCGCTTCATGAATGTCGACTCGTACGTTTTCGTACTGCTCCTCTTGAACCGCCCGTCCGGTCTTTGTCGACCATGGTAGTCCCCAATTCTTAGCACAGGTTGGACCGTAGCCATGTGCGGTGCTACGCTCGTCCTTCAATGGTAGGTGGCAGAAGCAACAGCGACCTGTCTTCGCTCCATAGTTAATGGCGGCATTTACAGGGTCGGCGTTTAGGTCGTCGATTAGTTGGGTGTACTGTGCATTCGTCGCTTCGTCCAATGAGCGAAGAAGTTGTAGCGAACCTCGGGATGATACTTTACCTACGTAGTCCCCTAGGTTGGCCTTGAGATAGATTGCTCCGGGATTGCGTCCTGTTGCAGGTGCTAGAGAGATTTGAAGTTCGGAAAAGTCGTTCATGAAAGTGACCTTTGGCTTCTTGAGATTTTCACCGGCTCGGGTCAACAGAGATACTAGAGGCATGTATGGGCCTTCGTCTAGGTTGGACTTATTGGTCGCCCCGTACTGAACGATTCGGTCAAGGATTGCTATTTGCCTGTCCGATAGGTGTTTGCCATTGGCTAACTGCTTCTCGATTGACTCGACGAAGCCCTTTTCCCACTCGTTCTTAGCGTTCTGCTTTGCGGTCTCTATGGTTGTTGCACTGTTGTTCATGTACCGTGGGACAGGCTACGCCTATATAACAACTTAGTTTTGTGAGTCTGTTTCTTGCTTGATTAGTCGTCTGAATACTGCACCCGGAGATTCCCCGTAGTCTTCTCTCATTTTTTGGAGATAGTTGAGTTCAGATTCTCCAACGATAACTGATAGCGTCTTACGGACGGGCTTAGGTTCGATAATGTCGGGGTCTTCGATTGCCTCGTTCATGGAAATTGAATAGCCGAGTTTTACTCTCGGGTTGCCGTGATGATTTACTCCGTTCTTCGATACAACTACGGTCTCGATTCCCGAGTTTTCGTCACGTGCTAGTTTCTTCAAGTCGAATGTTAACTGTCGTGCTGTCCTCTGCATGTTGTGAGGCAGGTCGGGGTCTGCGTTGAACCTCTCTGCTATTTCTGCCGACGTCAGTACGTCGTGACCCTGTCTCTTTGCAGTCAGTAGTGCTTTGCGTATTATTTTCTTCTGTGTCTTTTTCAAACTCATGATTTAACCTCCTTAATTTGGATTTCTCCTTCGGCACAGTGAGGACACGGGCATACCTCTTGAGACCAACCTCTAGGCATGGTCAAGATAACTCGACCGTTGCATGTCGTACACCGAGATTCACGGTGGTTGAAGCCTAGGGGAGGGGCACCGCCTAGGTTGACGGTGATAGGTGGCCTAGCGTCCTTCCATGAAGCGACGAATGTTGATTTGTGGGTCGGTCGTGGAACCGCCGACCCGTCTGTACCTGCTCGGGCCATTTCACTCCACATAGGAGCGGACGTTTTGGCTTGATAAAGCACTCGGAGCGGAGCGTGGTATTTCACTTCGGAAGGAAGCGAGTTCGTAGTCGAGTCCCATAAAGCCAACAACCCGTCTGTTTTGTATTTTCTACCCACTCGGTCCATGCTACGGGTTGGAATAACTGCGTCTGCTACGGTTAGTTTACTTAGGACGGTGTGTTGTTTTAACTCAACAACCAAACCAACACAAATGCCGTATTTGAGTCTCGTAGCGAGAGTAAAGTCTTGAGCATTTTTACTACTGATTGGCACCGGCAAACGCCCGCTTCTAATTTCATGCTCTAAGGTGTTCATAGAACCTTTGTCGTCCGATTGCCACTTCACAATTTTAGGTTGGACTGCTCGCTCCCCATAATGCGGTCCTCTTTTGATTGTCTTCGGCAATTGTTCTATTGGAGATTCGATAAGTTCGATTCTCTCGAATGGTAGTTGCTTTCGGAACATTTCTTTGAAATTATGCGTCCCCTTACCTAATGGCATTTCCACGTCAGCCTCCTTCCATATTCGATTGAGACTCCTCATTTGGAAGAAGCCCAATTTCCGATGTATGAATAGCACCATTTCCCTACTGACTATTAGTGGGATTATGTCTGCATTACCGAATACAGTACGACAGTCGTGGTACAACGGAATGTTGTCGTCGTCGTTCACATAGTAGTCTATGGTGGTGAAATATGGAGTGTATAGGTCATTGGATAATTTCTCCTTGACTGCGTCAGTAGCGAAGTATGTCGTCATAAGGTCGTAGGGTCTACCCTCGCCTGTGACTAATGGGACGACACTCCAAGGTCTGATTTCATGTCTGTTGATTACTCCGCATTTTTCGTGCTTGTATGGTCTGACGGGGTGTTGTGCGAAGTACCCGCTTAGGTACCCATTGGGTGTTCTGTCGGCTCCCGCTTGATTCGACGCCATGGATTGAAAGAAATTGAAAACGTCGTTTGCCGGTACGAGTTGTCTCATTGTCTTAGCCATGACGTTCCCTAATTTGTCTCCCCACCACCTGTGGCCCTTTCTAGCCGACTCATAGAGGCTGTATAGAGCCGTCTGAGCCTTCGCTAGGTCTTCGACCCTCGCTATTGGTTCTTCGTCGCTTGAGACGGCTCTAATGGCCCTTCTTGAGTCTGATAGGTTTCCGGTCGGATGGTACCGCCCGATTGGTTCGTTTGATACTTCTTTCATGTACAACCTACCGATTTCGGCTACGCCCTCTGCAAACTTCTGTTCGTTGGGGTCTAGTTCACTAGAAGATGAGTGAGGATGGCATAATTGATAGAAAGCGGCGGCGGCATTCGCCGATGACTCGAATGCGTGAGCGGGCTTGAAGTCGCCGACCTTGAAGTCGCCGAGGATTTGGTCGAAGTATGGCATTTCCATGAGTTCGTGGACCTCTGCCATTTCGACGAATAAGTTGTTCAACATTGATGCCGCCGTGTTTTCGCCCATTGTGCTTCTCTTTGGTGCCGCCTTCATTGTACCACCCTGTTAGTTCTAACTCGGTCTAGCATGTCCTCGATGAGGAACAGACCTTTGTCGACGATTTGGTCGATGCCCGAGATTGATAGAGAATGTTCGTAGTACCTGTCGACCGGAGAACCGCAAACGCCGAGAGCGAATACTTCGACTCCCCTTGGTGGGTTGGCGGCTACGTTCTTCAAGTCTTGACTGACTGATACGTTGGTTGGTGCAGGTCCGGCAGGTGCCCCGTCTGAGATAGTGAAGACCATGTTAGCCGCTACTTCTTTCGGCATTTCGGCTAGCCTGTTGTAGCACCAATTCAACGCACGTCCGTCAGAGTTCTCTGAGCCTGTGGAAGGCAGAGCGATTGCCGCTTTGGTTCGGTCGCATAGTGGGTTCGAGTAAAGTTTGTTGACTGCAATTTGAGTACCGCCGACGGTGCCTATGTCGTAGTGGGATGAGAAGTCAACCACTTCGACGTTGAAGCCGAGCCTGTGGAAAACTTCGTGGAATACGATTGAAGCGTTAGCGGCGTGGTGTGCCCTAGAGCCACCTGTGACTCCCTCAGAATGACCACCCATGGAACCGGATGCGTCGACTAGAAGAATGACGTTAGCCGATGGGTCGTCCTGTATGTTCCTCTTTCTGAATAGGTTGCGAGAAGTGCCGTAGCGGGATAGTCTGCGTGTGTCTAGTCTGCCTCTGCGTAGGTGGGTGTTCCAACGGGTGTCTAGCCCTAGAAGTCGGCGTGTGTAAAGGTCGACTAGAGTCTGTATTGTGTCCTCGTATTTCTCGACGGTTGCTTCGTAGTGTTCGGCGGCGGCTTCGATGTTGTCGACCCTGCCGTCTAGCCTGTACCCGCTTCGGGTTTGGCGTGTGTCGAAGAAGTCAACCACTTTCATGTAGTGGCCTGTGTCGTCCGGTCCGTTGGTGACTAGGTCGATACCTGCGTATGCCTCGGTTGCTTCGTACTCGTAGTCGGCTTCGTCGTTAAGAGCCTCGTAGTCCTCAACCTCCATGCACTCGATTGCTTCTCTCATGATGGTCTCCATGTCGAACATTTCTCCATTGGAAGTTATGATTGTGTTTTGACCGATTCCACCGTACCCTGCTAGGCCGTCGTCGTCAGCCTCAGTATTACCTGCGTCACCGGAGATTTCTGTCTCGTCGTATTCGCCGATGGTGCCGTCTAGTTCTCCACCTGCTACACCTTCGCCGACTTCTCCGTCTGCGTCTGCGTCGCCTGTGGTACTACCCATACCGTCTTCACCCTCTCCTGTACCCTCTGCGTCGCTCTCAGAGCCGTCTTCGGCGTCACCTAGGCCCAAACTACCTGTTGACTCTCCTTCGCCCTCAGATTCGCTCTCTGAGAGTTTGGATGCTTCTTCGGCGTCTTCTTTGGTTGGTGTGGTTCTCTCGTCGAAGCGAGTTGGACTAACGTCCTCGGCTTCTTCGCCGGTTTCGGCTTGATTCTTTGCTGACTCTGTGATTTCTCCTTTTGTGTGTGAGTCCATGGAGTCCATTGAGAAGCCCTCCATGCCCTCCATAGGCAAACCTGCCTCGGACATGTCTCGGTCCATTTCACCCAATGGGAAATGTCGGCGGATTACTTCGATAACTCGGCGAGCCTGTCTAATGACCTCCATAGTGTTAGGTTGATTGATTGCGTTTTGGTAAAGTGGGCGAGCCTCGTCGATACATGCTACTACTCCTTCGTCGTCGAAGAAGTGAGGGGTGTTGTTGATGGTCTCGCACATGATAGCGGTCATGACTGCGGATAGTCTGTTTGACTCGTCAATGTCCTGTGTAGCCCAACGTGCCCTGTGCATGTTGGTGTAGTGGTTGTTGGTGAATGAGACCCTTTTACCGGAACCGGGGAAGTCCTGTCCGAGAAGATGGTTAATTCGAGTGTCCTCTAGTATGTTGACCATGTGGTGAATTAGTGGGTCGTCTTTGCCGTTCGCAACAGTCCTTCGTAGTGAGTCCCATGAACCAAAGTCTGTGTAGCGAAGGTGCCCTGCCGCTTCGTGGGCTAGGATTGCTTCTTGAGCCAAAAGGTTCGCCGCTTCGTCTCCCTCGATTGCAGTCTGAGGAACCCACACGGTTTTGCCGTCTGTGCATGCTCGACCGGATGGGTCGAGTACAACCTTAGTTGCTGATGCTCCACCCTGTCCGTACTCGCCGGATAGAACCCTAGCGACCTGTGCTAGTCTGCGTTGTCTCGCTCTAAAGCGGAAGGCGTCGTCTTTTGGCTTGTTGATTATTCCCGCCATGGGGTTGTCGAAGTTGGCGTCGGCTAGCATGTCCATCAGTCCCGCTCACCTAGTATGCCTATATGAACCTAGCGTTTTGTGGTACTGTGGTTTTCGGTATTGCTGAGTTCTGCTTCGTAGCAGTTTCACATTGTCCCATGATACCATGCTAAGGTCCTCCGTAGTCCATGCTCGACTGTGTAGTTCGTGAGCCTCCTGTACTCGGATTGGATTTTCGTTATTGTAAAGTGCAGATTTCAAAACTGCGATTGGATGGGTTGTTTGAGATGGATGAGCAACTCCTGTGAGGATTGCCTTAGTCACGTCGGGTTCTGTGATTCCGTCTATTGTGTAGCCGTCTCCAAAAGTAATGAGTGAATTGTATGCCGTATTCCACGATTTGCATTGAGCCGCAACCTCTCTGATAATGTCCTCGTCCTCGTTGATGCCGAGATGGTGTGATAGGCTTAACAGATATTCAGTCAACTCCGCTTTAGATGGTGCGGGGTTGTATGTCGATTTTGCTACTCTGCGTATTGCGTATGGGACCGTTTCTAGGTGTTGGACCTCGATTACCATTTGAGGCGGCGAAGCCGTCAGAGCGGCTCTAACGGCATTCCATTCAGACTTCGTGAAATGCTCTGCCTCAAGCAGAGCGATTCGACCTTGACCAAAGAAGGACGGATGCCTAGAGTCCTGTATGATTTTCTTCGGGTTGTCTCCACGTACCACTTCAAGACCTAGGACCTCGGCCCTGTCTAGGATGGCAGTCGTTTTACCCGAGCCTGTTGGACCGTGTATGATTTCAAGCATGCTCAGAAGGGACGAAGGAGTCGATTGTCGTTTGACCCTCAGAGGGAGTCCATGCGGGTCTCCCTGCTTGAAGGATTGTGTCGACGATTCGCTCAAGATTCATCACCCTCTCATTCAACTCAATAATTCTCGCTTCTAGTTGTTCTCTAGTCTGTTCAACCATGCTCCTATTCGACAGTCCCACCTTTATGAAAGGTCGACTCTGAGGGGTGGTGGAGAAGGGGATGATTACAACAACCAATTGAGGGGGTTGCCGCCCCTTCTCCGTGGCTCCCCCCTCAGTAGTCAGACAACCTCGCTCGGGCAGTCATTTTGACTGTCTCGATTTCTCTAGGGGTAAATTTCCCTAGGAATGATTCGTCGATTGCTTCTTGAATTGAGAAGCCGTCTCTTAGGTCCATGAGTATGTGGATGATAGAACGTGTTGAGACGTCCGATGTGATACCCTTTCGGTTGGCCTTGAGAGTACGAAGGTCGTTCGCTAGATTGACCAACTCTTGAGCAACTCTGTTATTCATGAAGCCGGATTGTTGTTGTACAACCTGCAACTCCTTCTCAGCAGGGAGATAGTCGACCGCAAAGGAGCGGCTGAACCTGTTGCGGAACGCTTCGTTCTGTTCGTTGGTTCCGGCATAACCCGGATTGTATGTACCAATGACCATGAAGCCCTCCTTTGCTCTAACTACTCTGTTAGCGTCGTCCGGCAATACTACGAAGCCGGAGTCCATAGCCGAGAACATAGCAATTTGAGTGTTGTCTCGCATGGCGTTGATTTCGTCGCAGATTAGAGGGATTCCGTTCTCCATAGCGTTTACTAGGATTCCGTCGATGTAGCGAGTCTCGCCGTCCGCTAGGTCTAGTCGACCGAGCAGAGTTTCTTCACTAACACCGTCGCTCATGTTGATTCTGAGTACGGGTGTGTTTAGGTGTGCGAAAAACTCTCTAGCCATTAGCGATTTACCGGAGCCTGTTGGTCCGAATGCCGCTACGTGGCAGTTGACCGTGTCTCCGCCTAGAGAACGCCTTAGCATGGCACCTAAGTGCCTAAACTCATTTCTTGAAGATTCCATGTAGCCAACTACGGATGGGATTTGTTGTTGAAGGTCCTCGGACCAACTCTCAGCGTCGCTTCTAGCGATACCATAGAATGTACCGTGGGGAGCGTCTTCGTCTGATACTGTGTTAGCGACCTTTACTTCGTACGAACCGATGCCGCCTAGTTCTCCGTTAGCCAATGACTCTGCCATTTCTGCTAGCCATATTTGCTTGTCTGTTCCGATAGTGACTCTTTCGACACCTGCACCCGCTAGTCTTGAGCGAGTAAAGGCATTCTTCTTCAAGGAGTCTATGGATGCGGCGTTTTCTTCTCCCACGTTAGAGACAATAATTTCTCTAACGGCTTCAATAAAGGTAGCCTCGTCTACCTTCCCGCCGTGTCGTTCGCATGCTTCTCTCATAGCCAATTGTGTGCTGTTTCGTGCCATTTTTTATTCCTCATTGGTTGTTCATTTGTTGGGTCCCGCTATCATGTCGGGCAGGTCGTCGTAGAAGATTCTACTTATCAATGTTTGCACGTATAGTGGTTCTCGGGTATATCCTACAACACTTTGCACAAGCCTTGATGTCTTTTCCATTCGTTCTCGGTATGACCTTCTTACACATAACACACACATACGTGGGTTTAGTGTGGTCCTTCCGCTTCGCCATACAACGAAAGAGCAGAGTCCCACCCTTATGAAGAACGACCTATGATACCATAGTTAGGTACGTTGCTATGTGACGTTCTTTGTATTCCCGTTTGGCTCTTGAGTTTTCAAATCTGAGAATCTTCTTCGGCTTGTACCAAAGTTTCTGCTTGTCTTTTGACTCAACGATACGGAGTGCCTTAGCAACCTTTCTTGTTGCATGGCTCGCTACGATGTACGGCAGTATCGGTCCTATGTCTCGGTCGGGATAATCCGGCCAACATGCGTTGAAGATTCGGAGACTTGCTTCTTCGGGTGTTGGTGCCGAGACTGCTAGTGCTACTATTGCATCTATCTCCTCGGCGAAAGCCTCAGCCTCCTTTACTCCCTCATCATGTAGAACGTCCTTGAAGTGATTGAACGAACCATAGTGGTCCAACATGATACGCCTAGCCTCATGGTGGGTGAACCCACACTTGAGTCTCAGAGTATTGTATAGTTGATTTTTCCACGTCATGTAAACCACGTATCAAACGATTCGGTTCCTGTCCTGTTGATTGCTCTATCCCATGATGTACCCATGGCTCCTAGGATTTGCTCAAAGGAGTTTGACTCTCCTATGTATTTGGCTAGGCTCGCCTCCCTATCGACTACAATATCGAAGTCGTCGGGGTTCTCTCCCCATTCAACCGCAACCCACCTGTTCTCCGGTAGTGGGTGCTTCGACTTTCTAGCAAGGTACAGACATGGCTTGTCTCCAATATCAAACTCGGTTCCCAAATATCGGTTCGACCACATCGAAGCCTTGTGTGCCTGTGTTCCTTCTTTCTTCATACCCGACGGCTTTCCGTAGTGTGAGGAGGGAGTCTTGCTTTCATCGAGCAAGTTCTCGTTCCATGTTCTCAACAAATCATTCAACTTACTAGCGTCGCCTCCTTCTAAGATGCAAGCAAAGATAGCCTTCTGAATATCCTTGACTACCTGTGGAGTTGATGACCTTCTAATCTCAACTCCTCTGAATCCGAAGTTATCATCGAAGTCAACGTATGCGTATCGCTTCTTTACTCCCCATTGGAAATATCGAGCGTAGTACGCATCGGGCTTGATTCTGAAAAACTCATTCTTGTCGACATTCAGAGTTTCTTTCACGAAATCGTCGAAGGAATCATTCAACTCGTCGCAGAGTTGTAGAGCGAACGATTCGACGTCGCTCCGTAGGACGGGTGCTACTTTCCGTAAATCGGCAAGATTCGTGATACCAACTTTGCATGAATCAGTATCTTGATACAGAGTCTTGAATTGAACCTCCATTCCATTCCATTCTAGTGTTCGATTGTTAATGTAATTCTTATTCCAATCATTGTGTAGCCGAGCAACCTCTGTAATGTCTGAGCCTATTTCGGGGTCAGCCAAACGGAACGGGCGTCTCTTTGTCTTCTCAGTCATACCCGAGCCTAGTACGCCGTACCAACTATTCATGTTCTCTTTCATTACACGCTGACGTCTATCCAAAGATAGGTATTCATCTGAACCATACTCAACGTCCTTCATGGCCCCACGTGTCGCCTCTCTCCCCTCTGCGAGGGTTCTGAGAACCCGAGGCATGATACCCTCCACGTCACGTCGATAGTATCGACCACTCGGAGTTATGGTCACGGGGAACGGGAATCCGTCGGGATAGTCCTTCGGGTCAATCTTAGTGTCCGGTGAGAAGTTGCCTGTTATCATAGCCGATGGGTATTCCATTGAGTTATCCACTTCAAAGGCACACTCGAATACACCTGTTGGTGCATCCATCACGAAGCCTCCCGCTTCTATCGACCCTTCTATCTTAGAAGCAGTCAGAGATGCTGACGGCATGACCATGTTATCAGCCATGAGAAGGTGCCCCATCATGTCCTCCACTAGCAACATATTGCTATGGCTATGGTGGAGAGTTGAGTTGTGATAAGCGGTCTTAGTGATATAGAACCGAAGGAGATTGAGTTTACTCATACAACGAGCGGCGCACACATTATCCCATGCGTTGTAAACTGCTAGCATTACGGGGTCACGTACCATTAGGTCTGTTATGCGTGTACGTGGGACTTTACCATAGCCCAATGTCTGACCCGCCATCCATGCTAGGCTAGCGGCACCTGTTGTAGCGGCGGCACCTTGTACCTGTTCTGCGTATGCTATCTTCGTGTCGAAGTATGGCATGTACTTGAGATACCGCATATTCGGCCAAGCGGTGTCGGTTCGTGAAAGAGAAGAAGTGTGATTTTTCACGTTCATTCGTTTGCATCTGTTGATTACGTACGGGTGGTCGTAGCCTATTATGTTCTGACCGGCGATTACATCGGGGTCGTAATGCTTGATTCTATCATTGAACCACCACATCAACTGACGTTCTCTTTCTTCCTCGTCCTCGTCATCGAATACCTTGACTACAACCTTTGCAGGGTCGAGCGGGGGTATCGGCTCTGTGTGTTCAACAACTGACTCAAGGGCCTCCTGTGAGCCAAGGAATCGCTTTACTAGATTAGTAGCGGTAGGTACAGTCGTACCTATCTCATGTGTGTCTGTCTTCTCATCATAGATTGCGATAGAGACAATTGGTTCCGGTGCGTTCTCCATATCCAAAGAGTCGGCGGTCTCAATATCATAGTACAACAAATCAAGGTCGAAGTCATCGACAGTCGTGACCGATGAATGAATGTCTTTGTACGATACTACGTAGGAACCGTCTTCTGCCTTACGCAGATTTCCCAACGGCACTCTGATGACTGCGGTCCACGAATACCACCAACGAACCAAAGAACCCCATTTTGCATCTGCACAATAGTGAGGGAAGAAATGGTCTCTCACTTCTCGAATGTGGCTCGGTCGTTCGCATCTTACCTCGTACAACTTCTTCCCTTCGATACTACGTATCTCCGTTGGTCGGATAGAAATGTGCTGAGAGATAAGTTCCTTGTCGAAGGTCGAATGTTCAGTCCAAAACTTAGGTACGCAGTCGGTGACTTTCAGAATTACAGTTTCACCATCGGTTGTTTTGCCTCTGATTTCAGTCCACCATCTCTTAGGCTCCTCGACGGCTCTAACGCTCACAACTAGAAGGTCATGCCATACTCTCACGGACGTACCCTCCATATTGCTCCCCTGCTATTATCCTCCTTATCGAAGTGTCGCCGATGAGACTTTAGTATCTGAGATAGGGCCAATGGAGACCTAACGTGTAGGTTCTGAGTCACACCCAATCTCGGGCTTTTCCATTCATAGATAGGAGTCCCTTCAATTACCATGTTTTCCCACATGTTCCTCACCGTTGAGGGTCCGTGTTCTTTCAGCCATTCATAGATTAAGGGGACTAAATACTCGTTGCGTATCGCAGACTTCTGCATCCGAGAAAGGCCACTAAGCCAACTCTTTCTATTCCTTCGCCTCGTCATCTAATCGCCTTATGATTTGAGCGGACAGATAAATTACTAGGTCTAGGATTTCTTCTAGTCCCATCTCCGTCCATGAATCCGTTTTGGTTCCGTACTGTGTAGTATCGTCCTGTATTCTCATTCCGTGTCCGTATCTTTCTTGACCCACTATCATTCTCTCTTTGATAGTATCAAGTATTCTCTGATTGTCGTCTGTAAACTCTATGTCCGTCATTTCATATCTCTCCGTGTAAATGTGCTAAGTAGCCCTGTTCGTCAAAGCCTTTCTTATCTAACTCAACTAACGTCATTCCGTAGTTGTCGATTTCTTCTCCTTCCCATTCGGATTTTTTTCCCAATGGAATATCTTTGAATGGTTTGTAATTAACATGGTGATGATGTCGATTGAATCTCCAAACGACTTTCGCTACATCGGGGTGCATGTCTTCTAACATCTTAGATTTCAGATAGGTTCCATCCTCAGAATAAAACTGTTCATGATTACCACCACCCATTCTTTGTGTAGTCACTTTGCCCTGTAAGAAGGCGTTGAATTGTAATGTAGCCCAACCGTCTTTCAAGACTCTCAAGCATAAGTCCGTATCTTCATTGTATCTCCCTCTCCACCGATAAGGAATATCGTTCCGAATGAAAAGGCATGAGTAAATCCGTGTGTTCTTGACGTACGGAGGCACACCGTCATTCGACTTAACAAATGAATAGTAGTTAGGTCCCGAGATTGCTATGTTGTCGTATCGAAGAACGAAATCCTCCATGGCTCTAAAGATTGTACCACTTGTGACTTCGGCTTTGATATTCTTATTGACTCTGTGAAAGGCATCCAAATTATCATCCATCACCCAATGATGAGAATATCCTCTTTCGATAGAATGGTCCCATGCAAAATTGCGAGCCGCTCCCGGTCCTATCCTTGGGTCGTCATCGTCCCAAAATACATCATATTCTTCATTGTATTTTTTGGGGGTGACTAGAATCTTATCGGGGTCGACCACCTTTGCATATTTTTCATACTCATGTTCTTCGACGATAAGGTGAAATGGAATCCTGTTCAGTTCCAAAGCCTTCACGGTGAGGCGACGTCGTTCATCCCAACGACCTTTTGAGACGACGTAAATTGGGAAGTTAGGATTCATCTATCCATCTCCTTACATACGGTTTGATATGTGGCTTGTATGGGAACCACATACTCTTTGTTTTAGGAGTCAATTTTTGTCCTACTAATTCAGCAAACAACATCAAGTCCTCCTCTGTCTCGAATCGAATGTTAATCATAGAGAAAGGCTCTTTTTTGGGTTGGTCAAACTCCGGCATACCTTTCCATTCTTCGCTAGGTGTTCCCTCTGTTATTTCTTCGTCCGTCATTCTAAACTCTCCTTTTGTATTGTTGACCTGTCGGCCCGACAGATGATGTGTTCATCAGAGTCAGTCTTGACTACTGTGATGCCTCCGTATGTCTTGTCGTCAACGGCGGCGATAAGGACACCCTCAAAGTGTTGGTCCTCGGGCCAATTACTAAGGGTCACTTTCACTCTTTCACCTATCCATTTTCTCATCCAAACTGCCATAATCTCACAACGTCAATTCCCTCACAAAGCACTTCAACGCAAGTGTGGGGTCTTGACTGACGGAGACATGGTGTAAAGCGTTGCCTATCCCAACCAACAGTCGATGTCGCAATTGCTCGGGCATGCCCGTCTCGGCAGTAGTGAGTCTGTAAAATGAAATCAGAATATCAGAGGCCATCATACCTCTCGCTATCTGTTTGTCTATCAAGGCGTCTATCTCTCTATACGCACGTAGCGGGTCAGAAGACTTGCGAGCCTTCGCAACCATGGCTAGGATTTTTCTTGATTCTTTAGGGGACGTCTGTTGTGATACTTCTTCGACGTCATTTTTGACGACTTTACCCGGCACAAGACAGACGACTTGAAGGAGATTCGTAGCCTTACGTAGTGAACCGTTGCTAATCTCGACCAATTTTTCGATTGCATCGTCATCAAACTTCACATCTCTAGCAGTTGCGTAGGTCTTGATTACACCCGAGATTATGTCGGAACTGATTGGTTGGAATCGAGCCATGCTGAAAGCACATCGGTCTTGAATAGGCTCTATGATTTTGTGAGGATAATTACATGATAGAATGAAGACGGTCGATGTGTACCTCTCCATGGTTCTCCGAAGTGCCGCCTGTGCATCCGGTGTGAGATTGTCTGCCTCGTCAAGGAAAACAACATTGAATGGTATGGGCCGCTCGGTTCCATCGTCGGTACTAAAGGAGCCGATGACGCCACGGGATGCAAACTCCTTCACCTTACTACGTATCACCGAGATGCTTCGTTCATCAGAAGCATTGAGTTCCAACCAATTCTCTTTCCACGATTCACCGAAGGCTGACCGCATTAGTGCTAACGCAGTTGACGTCTTGCCTACTCCCGGTGGACCTGCGAACATCATGTGAGGCCAATTGTAGTCAGTCCCACTATGAAGTCGAGAGACCATTATTTTCAGACGGTTGACGATGTGGTCTTGACCAACTACTTCGTCTAAGGTCAATGGTCGTATGTCTTCGCTCCAACCCATGTAGAATAGTTCGGTAGCCCACCCTTATGAAGGGACTACGTCATAGCATGGTTTGTTGATTAGAGAGTCATGCACTCCAACTACTCCCCATACACTAGAATTACGCCTCGACAAAACCTGCCTCTGATTGATTACTAGGAAGCGTCCGTCCTTTACTAGAAGATTCGATAACTCGTTTCTAGTTGGGAAGTTGCGGTACCTTTCTCCTTTGTGATTACGAACCTCAGAGACTAGAGTTGCAGAAGCCTTCGGTCCATGTTGCATGAGATATTTGAAAACCGCATTGATTTCATGGCGGTGCTTCTTTCTCATAGCCGTCCCTTCTTCGCTCGTTGTACTCTTTTCCATTTCAGATAGCATTTACCACAACGAGGGTTTGTAGTGTACCCACTCGTACTATGCGAGTTGCGGGTATTGATAACTTCGTTGCAGTCAAGACACAGTAAACCGTCAGCCCTACTCGGCATGGGTCTTCGGGTCTCCTTCGTCCACTTGAATGTGTTGATGAAGAATGTTCATGAACTCGTCCTGTTCGACTGCACCAATGGTAAAGTCGAATACAACGGGGTTAGGATTTTCTTCTCCGTCGGTCCCTTCTTTCACGACTATAATGTCGCTTTCGTTCGTGTTAGCCATTAACCATTCTATTACGGACTTTGAAGTCCAAAAGGTCATGGCATTTGCGTCTTTCAATGTACTGTCGTCAGTCATAGTATCGACTCCGCTCAAGCGAACGGGTCTCTCTTGATTGCGTCCATGCGAGCGGCTCTTTCTTCTCTGCGAGCGTCTCTAGCCTTCTTCGCTTCGTTGCGTACTAGATATGCCTCCCATTTGCCGGTGCCCCATGCAACAGATTCAGCCACGATGGTTTCTATTAGAGAGTCGTCGGGTCCGTTGATGAAGATTCTCCACTCAAAGCCCCTGTGCGTATATGCGACGTCGTCCACGTCATTACCTGCGCTCTTGACTTTGTCTTTGATATTGTCCCAAACCTCGCCCTTGACCCAAATGGTCGCAGGTGTGCCTAGTCCACCATAGATAGCGGCTATGTTCTGATGAGAGTCCTCATTCATGCGTACGGCCATATAGTTGACTGCACCTGCGCTCCTCTCATGGACGGTACAACCGTACTCCTCAAACTTCTCGGCAATTTCGTTCTGTGTCTCGGCTTTCATAGCGTTCATGTCGCTCATGAGCCTATGACGGAATCCCCACCTATATGAAAGGTGTAGTCTTGTGACCAATTACCGTTATTAAACTCAATACAACATTTACGACATGCTGAGTTGGGCGACGGTCGTCGATTTCGTCGTACAGTACGATTACAATTCTTGCATGTAAGGAGATACTCACCTTCACTTGAGTTGAGATGAGCCGAGAACAGTTTGGTCTGCTCTTTGTACGACTCGAAGGACGTCCATCCCTGCTCCTCAGCGTCGAAGATTTGGTTATGTGCGTTATGTGGTCCAACCACCCAATGAACCAACTCATGATGTATTAGTCCCTTGAGCAACATTGGGTCCTCCCAACCAAAGGCGTACGGGTGTAAATGTATAGTGGAGCGACCACCGTATGCGGGTGTCTCAATCCTCGCTTGAATAACTTGATTGTCGGCGTCGAGATAGACCCAATCAAACTCGGTTGGGTGTACGGGTGTTTTCCATTCCCGCTCGTTGATTACTTCATAGAACAGTTTGTGAACTGAATCCATGTCCTCGCTATTCAATCTGCCGTGATACAAATTGTGTCTCCCCTGCGGTGGATGCGGAATGTTAGATTCGGGTTCATTATACAGAGGGTCTGTACAAGACTGCCTATTTCGCTCGGGTTCCCTGTGAGGCTCAGTTCCCATATCCTGTTGTCCTCCATGAAGCGTGTTGTACGCTAGATGGTTCTTTACCCCACCTATCTAAAGGACGGTATGTGACTAATGAGTGTGGAACCTTCTCAGTTGGTCGAAGCCCTTTCGATAATACTTAGAATACTGAGACCTTCCCGATTTGTGATAGCCCTTCTTAACCCTCGTAGTTGGTCGAGGAAAACTAATACCTTGACTCTCCATGTAGTCTAGCAAGTTGTTAAACTCATGTCGAGCCTCATTAGCGTCTAGCGTCCATGAGAACTTCGGGTTCGGTGGGTCTCCACGTACCTTCTCCCATTGTCTGAATGCCCTTCGGATTGGTGATGAATTAGTCTTGTACTGCAACGGTCGTGTGTTGGCGTGTCGCCTACTTGTCGGTTCGTTAGAGGTTTTCATGTCCTCCGGTACTATTTCGCAGAATATGTGTAGGTTCTCCCACGCCCACTCAAGCCATAGTTCGACTTGAGCGTCTCGCTCTCTAGCCCATACTGAACTACTCGACGCCGACCAAAACTCAGCGTCCGTCTCATAGTCCTCTCGGTTGATTACAGTCTCGGGGTCGACTCTGACGTCGGTGGGCTCCGCCAACCAACGGGGACGATGTCGCTTAGTCCATGTCTTACTAGGCGTGTGTGTAGTATTGTCGACTTTGTGAATGTAGTAGTTGCGATAGGCAGTCAAGGAGTCGGGGTGTTTGCACTCGTCCGGCATGGCTTGAGCGAAGGGCGTCCGTCCAATGTCGGGGAAGAACTTTGAGAAGCCGCCCTTGAAGATGCGGACCAACTCGTCATGGCATGCGTGTGTTTTGCCGAACCTGTATTCGTACTCTCTGCATAGTGCTATGCCTAGGTCCACGGTGTACTCGAAGTTCTGCCTTGACTCTCTCGCCCACACGGTACACGGATGGTTGAGATGAGTCGACTTGTACGGCTTGCCTTCTTTGGTCCATGGTAGCATGGGCTTCAATGCCTCGTCGTCCCATTCTATGCTAGGCCAACGTATAGGGATTTGATGTCTGAGATTAGTAGCAACGATTTGCGTCAGTTCCAATGGCATTTTGATTACGTGGGCGTCCGAGTGATACTTGGCAGATTTTTCTATGTTGTCGTCTAGCACAAAGATGTTCATGACCTTCGGACGAACCCCACCGATATATAACTTTCTTATCATATACCACCCCAATTTAATTCCGCATTAATTCAAAGGAAAAAAATCGACTTTTTTTCGGTTCAAAACCCAATCTCACAAAACATGGGGGAGGGGTGTTCCGAGATGGTGAAAGAAATGGTGTGAATTAACGCCGAATTAAATCCGAGTAAAAACGTGGTACTACGCACTTCCGTATTTAACTGTTGAAATTAATTCCGTTTGCTGAGAGAGCATTACCACACACACACACCTTTTCCCCCTTGTGTGTGTGTCCCCCCATAACCTTCCAAAATCATTTAATTAATTTCTAAAATAGTAATAATAGTATAGTATATAGTAGTAATATCACAATGGAGATAAGGCAAACTCGCACGTAGCGTCCGAAAACAGTATGCGGTGAAAATAGGGTCTCAATATGGTGCTGACCAACCATAGGGGAGGGGTTGAGGGGGGTTTTCTTGTGTGGCATGGTCAGAATATCGGCTAAACTATCAGAAATAAGGCCTATATGACCGACATGTTATATACTAAAGGCCCCGCGTAGGTCATTACATGACCTACGGGACATCAAACAACACGCGACAACCACGACTGACCGGCCACGCCATCGAGCGAGCCGGAATCCGGCTTAAGCCGGATGAATTGAAGCGGGCTTTAGCCGTCGCCTCAATCGAATGGGCTAAACTAGAAGCCCGAGGACATCGAGCCGGAGCAATCGTCTCACTTGACTTGAAGGGCATCCGTAGAACCGACAACTCCGGGTATGAGTCTAATGGCGACATGGTCGTCCTCATCATCGTTAACGGTTCAATCGTGACCGCATACCTTCGCCGCTCATCACAACCACTTGACGCTAATTGGCGAGCCGGTATCAACCGCCGACATAATGCAACCATCTCAAAGAAAGGCGTCGTATGGGGTCGAGGTACTGAGACCATCAAGACCCTCAATCAAAAGGCATGTGCTAAGGCTTCAAAGTACAACAAGAGGAGGTATTGAATTGAAAGGCACTTTCACTTTCACCATGGGCCTCCCTGCCGCCGGTAAATCGTCGGTTATCAAGGACGGACGGGCAAAGGTAGACGGAGCGGTTCTCTTAGACTGTGACTCATTCAAAGAGGCTCATCCCGACTATGACCCTCATAATCCTCAAGCCCTTCATTCATGGTCGAAGGCTAAGGTCAAGGAGGCATTCAATGAGGCACTAGAGACCGGCGGTCAATTCGTTTACGACACAACCGGAACCAATGCGCCGAGAATGCTTAACGAAATGAACCGAGCAAAGGAGGCAGGGTTCAACGTCCGTCTAGTATTCGTCAAGGTCGACCTAGTGACTTCTATCGGACGCAATCACGACGCCTCAAGGGGTCGGGTTGTGCCTTTGCCGGTCATCATTGAGAAGGCCGACAAAGTGAACCGAGTATTCGACGAAATCCACCACGTCGCCCACGAAGTAGTAATTATCGACAACTCAAGAGACAACACCTTGAACACACCATCGGCATACATGGAGGCTTTCACCCTATGAGTACCAATAGAAGCGTTCTGAGGGCTTCTAATAGGTTCAGAGGCTCAAAGGTACCTCCGACCTATACGGTGGCCTGTATGGTATCTCTAAACGCCCAAAAACGGCATAGGCTCGCAGTACCACGGTTTTACGGAATCCGAGCCGAGGCACCCGAGACAGCCCGAAGGGGCACCCCTTGACCCCGTGAAGATTTGCACAGGATTTGCAGGGTATCGAGCAACTATCGAGTAAATGTGTGCCCCGCTCGAATACTATCGAGTAAATGTGCAGTCGGCTCGAACACTAATGGCTAAGTGCATACGTGTTCGATAAGTGCCTCCTTAGTTGGGTGCTTGGTGTCGCAACAGTAGCAGACGAAAGGTCGACTCCTCATTACTAGCCCTAGCAATTCGCAACCCTCCATGCTACGGGGTACCCGTCGTCACCGTCGGCGGTAAACATGAACCCCGACCATGTGTCGAAGTCCACGATGTCGACTCGTACAGTCCTACACCACTTCGGTTCGTATTCCATTCTCAGACCAACCCCTGTCCCGTAGCCATAGCAAAGCGAGCGGCTAAGACTTGCACGTGGCAACCCTCACAGGCTCGCCCCTCGGCTAAAGGTTGGGCGTTGTGACCGTAAGGCCACCCGTGTTCGTTCGATGTTATTTCACCATTACAAAGTACACATGTTAACATGATATTACCTCCTATCAGACCTAGGGGTCATTTCACCCCGAAAGGTGGTCCACCTGTTAGATGAACATACATATTGATGATTTGAACCTTAGCGTGATGTAATTCGGTCACAGGTCCATAAGGTGCGCTCGGTAGTCGGTTGTAGCGTTGTGGTAGCATAGTGTCTCCTCCAATCTGTCCTAGGTGGGTTCCTGTTATATACCTTCCGAGTTATAGGTCTCCTCAGTATGTACTAGGATGCCTCCATTGTGCCCTGCGCTCGTCCTCTAAGCGGTCAGCCTCGCCGAAGGCTCTAACCTTCGCAAGCATTTCCGTACGTGCCTCATTAGAGACGCAGTTAACCCCGAAAACCGGAGTGTCCCTGTCGTCAGCGTGAGCGTCAGCAAGTCGGCAAGGCTCGCAGATTCTAACTGTAATATTCTTGAAGACGTTGTGCTGAGGCATTACTTCTCGGATGAGGGCTTCAACTTCTTCGGAAGTCGATGGCTTGTTTGATGTTGCGCCATAGCGAGCCATTTCATACGAAGTGCGGGCGGTGGTCTCAATTGAGAATTGATGTAGCATTAAGTCGATGTTGAGCATATTTGCAGGTGCGTCCGGTGCGTCGCAGTAGTCGCAGGGGTAGGTGGTCGGGAGTTGCGTCATGGTTGGTCGTAGGCGTTCCCCCTATTAAAGATTCTGATAGGTTCGGTTTCACAAAACGGAAACACCCTAAAAGCGAAAGATTATATACCCCCATCCCTTAGCATCACGTGTCGCTGGCCTCGGCGAGCCGACCTCGGACAAAAAAATGGTCGGACGCCCGTTGACTCGTCAGCCAACGGACGCCCATTTTATCCCCTACTATTTTCACTCCCATGGGGAGCGGACGCTCTTAACGTCGGGTTTTCAAGGATAGTTGGAAAGTCAAATGGTCGGACGCCCGTCAGCCCGAAGGCCAACGGACGCCCTTACGTCCACCTACTCAGTAGGTGTCGCGGCTTTGGGTCACACCGGTTGTTCCGGTGAAGTCGACCTCAAGTTCGCCGTAGCATGATTGTGCCCTAAAGCGACTGAACAACGAGTCAAAGACTACACCGCTCAAGTCGTCTGCCCTAGTCCAAAAACCAACAGGGGTATTGTTTTGGGTGGACGAACCACGTACGGTTGATACGCCATAGTCAGCAGGGTCAACGTCGACCCTCACTGCCATGCACCCGCAACCCTGCCCGGTGCGGGAGAATGCGTCGGTGAGGGCTTGGTGCCCCACCGCCATAAGTGCGTTCACGTACGCACTCTCGTTGTCGGTCGTTGCTCTTAGTCTCGGGTTTCCATAGTCGGTCATATTGGTTGCCTCCAAACTGTCCGAGGGGGGTTGTAGGTATAAAGGTATGGTTCACAAAGGTTGAGAGTAATATAACCAAAAGATTATATACCTACATCCCTTCGTAGACACGTGCCGCTACCGCCCCCGCCGAGGGTCGGCGATAAAAAAGGGGGACTGAGAGCCTAAGCCCTCAGCCCCGTTGCGTTCAATGCTCCGTGGTGATACCCTCAAGGGCTTCCATGGTGGCACCGTCCGTAGTGGTCGCTCCGTCGTGGCTCTCAGGGCGTCCCCCTATAACCCATGAGGCCGCCGCACTAGAGCGAGTCAAGGCTCTGAGAATGGCCTTTCTAGCCTCCTTCTGAGGCGTCCTAGAAGCCCACCCTGCTAAGTAAGCCGCCGAGCGGTTCATGTTGCTCTCGTAGCCTAGAACCCCACATGCGGCCACGCTAGACAATTCAGCGATTAACTCCTCAACTGCATAGTCACCGTCTCGGGCTGAGTAGCCTCCTAGAGGTCTCGCTAGCCTTAGAGGGTGGCCGGTTGCATGACTCGCTTCGTGAAGTAGTACGCATGCGTAGTCGTCGATTGATTCCCATGCGGTCATGGGTGGCATGGTGATTGTGTCGGTTGAAGGCGTGTAGTACGCCGCCATGCCGTCAACGATTCGGACGCCGTCAAGGTTGGACTGTACGACGCTCCATAGGTCGGATGCGTCGACCGGGTCTCTCTCCTCAACTCCGAGTCTGTCTAAAGCCCACTTTGCCGGAATGTTTGTGTTCTCGATATTCCAAACCGGATAACTTCGGAACCCTTGAGCGAAGCGGTCGGGTGCTTCGTCGTCGTCCTTCTCAGTTTTCTTGATTTTGTACATGATAGGACGGAAATGATAGGTGTCCGCTTTGCCGCCCTTCTTGAAGGCGAATAGGTCTTCGCCGTCGTTCTCGTTATTGTACTGCTCCATGAGTTTCTTAGCCTGTCCGCTAGCGACAAACAGAGGACTTGAGTATTCTCCTCTCTGCATGGCTAGGATTGACGCCCAAACATTGAGTCCGCTAAATGCGTTCCCGGTGTGGGCGTTGGTGGGTGTAAACAAGCCGTTCCATGGCTTGACCCATTCCGGCATATTTCCGCTTTGGATAATGCTCAGAACCTCGTCTGCAATTTCGTTCATTTGGTCAGTTGTTTTTGTGTGCTTCACGTTGTCTCCTCCTTGAATACATACTGAGCGAAGGGGCTTAGGTACTTAAAGGGTCGCATGCTCAAAGTCTCAAAGTCATATAAGCGAAAGACTATATACCTCCTGTGGTACGTTGAGTATGATTAGGCGTCGCCGATGTGGGGTCGGGATGAAAAAAATCGGCTGAATGTGTGGAGGGTCGGAGACCAACCCGACCCCCCGATGGAGGCCACACCGGAAGTCACCCGAAGGCGTCCCGGTGTGGTTTACGATAGTCTGAATGCCCGACTCAGTCGAAGCGGACGGGCGCGGAGACCGTCCTCTCTGATACTCGGCGCATGTCTGCGAGAACCTGTTGACCGTTGGCTAGTGCCTCGGGGCTTAGGTTGATTGCGTCCATGATTGCCTGTCCGACTTCGTCGGATGAAGCACCGTCAACGCCGGATTGAATGGCGTCAAGGACTGCGTCTCGTACTGTGCCTCTGAACATACCTAGAAGGGATGCTGATAGAAGCATGGCGACCGATGTCGGGAACGCCATAGTTTGACTGCGGGTGTAGGATGCTCCAACGATTAGGTCGCCCTCAAAGGTCGCCGTGTCGCCGGTAGCGTTGTTAGTGACGGTGAAAGAAGTCTCGGTCACAGAGTCCTCCCCGAATGCCTCTCTAGCCTCTGCGATTGTGTCGCCTAGGTTAGAGCGGATTACCGCTCCTAGCCCCGCAAAGGGGAACGCGGTCTCAACAGAGCCGGTCGCTCTGTCGATGACTACGTCAGTCGTCGTTATGCTTTCTGATTCAATGCTTGAAGTCATTTCTTACTGCCTCCGAACCTACCGAACAAGACTCCACACTTAAAGGTTTGCTTTCACCAAACTCGCTAGGCATATATCTAGTAGGGGCCTAAGCCCCCACATTTTCGTCCTCAACGAGTACGAAGCCCCCCATGTCGATGACGTTTTGACTAACCATTCGTAGGTCCGGCGTCAGATGGGACACACTCCAATGGTCGGTGTTCATTCTGTAAAGGAGGCCGTCTATTCTAACATAGATAGCCTCTAGGTTTATGTTTAGGTCATGGTAGTTTGTGGTCATTTTTCTATACCCTCCGGTGCAGTCGAACGAAGGCGTACACTTAAACCTTTGCATTCTCAAAGGTTTAGATAGATATAGTGTAAAGACTATAAACCCCCATCTCATCGTAGACACGTGCCGCTTACGATGCGAGCCGCCGAGCGGGTCGAGATTTTGACGGCCACCTCCCGCCCCTCCTCCACGGTTAGCCATTGGATATAAACATTCTGATAGTTTGTGCATCTGATAGTTTACAATCAATATAACCAAAAGACTATAAACCCGCATCTCCTCATAGACACGACTACTACTACTGCGGGCGGGGGTGGGTAGGTGCCCGCAAAAATGTGGAAAAAATGTGGAAAGTATCGGCTAAGTATCGAGCAAATGTGGAGAAAATGTACAAAGTATCGGCTAAGTATCGAGCAAATGAGCAGTTTTAATCGGAAGTATCGACTAAATCTTCATCGTCTTCGACTATTGCTTCGATTTCGATTATCTCTTTCTGCAAGACTTCCCTCATCTGCTCCAACGGGTCGTAGCCTATGTTGACTACTACCTGCGGCTTGGCGTCCTGTGCCCCGCTCATCTTGTCTAGTCCGTCCTGTTGTTTGATTAGACCACCGACCATGAACGACACTTGACCCAACTTGCTGACTGTGTCTGCCTGTTCCTCTGCTTTGATGATGAGACGCTCCATTCTCTCTAAACTACGGCGACGCCTAGCATAGGAATCCAACCTAAGCCAATCCGTATCATCGAGTTCTGCTTTCATCACAACCATTTCTCTCATGTTTTCCGCTAAAGCCGAAGCATCGGACATAAGGGAAGCCCACTCATCGGGGTCGAGTCTCCTCTCCAAACTCGCATCTGAGACTTTTCTTCGTATCTCGGATGGTCGCAAACCACGGACTAGCAATTGTGCCGTCCAACGGACTAGCGGGTCATGTTCTCTTTCAGCCGGTAGGGTCTCTCCATCCCACTCGTCCAAATTGTCTTCTTCCATACCCAAAGAATAGTTCGGTGAGATTTTTCACGTTTTCGGTCGCACGAACAGGGCATCTCCGAACCAACTATTCACAGGAACCATCTCCTTAACGACGAATCCATACGGCTCTAGGAAGTCCTTGATGTCGGAGAATAACGGCGTGTCGTGGTACAAACGCTTCGTCTGTACTTCCGAGATGATGTAGTCGATTGAATGAAGTAAATCCCCCGCTCCTTGGAGTGCTTTGAGTTCAGAACCTTGTAAGTCCATACATAGCAAATCAATGTCGACGGTCTCATTTTCCTTCCACCAATCTTCCAACCTGACCACTTCTACTTCGACTTCCTCCTGTTTGTACGGAGTCTCGTAGGGATAGTCATGGTTCGCTGTGAATGCTGAAGACGCTCCTGTGTTCCCATTGACTACGGGATAGAATGGAATCGTTGTGTTCTCATCCCAAACACCGAGCGGTACGAATCTGATATTCTGTTGAGGCCCGAGTTTACTTTCACATCTCAATACTGCTTCGGGGTTGCACTCGAATGATACGACCCGAGCATCGAGCCTATCTCGTAAACGGATTGCATCGTCACCGTCACGACTACCTAACTCAACGATAGTGCTAATGCTATCGCCATCTAAGTTCTTCTCAAACAACAGATATGCTCCGACCATTATGTTCTCATTATGGCGAGGCATCGACTACACTTGTAAATTACTCTCCCGAAGAATCTTCGTGTTCGAGTTTTGACTAACTCAACTTCTTCTTCGCACCATTCACAATGAGCCATCTTCGGCCAAGGACTTTTCGTGTTGTCTACATCGTCCGCTTTGTATCGCTTCATGATAGTCACAACTCATCTCGGTTGGTTATTCAGTTTTGGGACTTGACCCGACTCTGAGTAAATATGGTACCACTATTCATGTGTATATCTGAACCACCGTTGTGTACGACAACTGCTGATATATCCGCCGTTCTAATGGTCGCTTGACCACTACGTACTTTGATTGTGATAAACTCCTCTGTTGGTATTTGTGTTAGTTGGCGTACAATCATTCTTCTTCGCCTCCTGTTGTGATACCTGCGTCCCAATCCTCGACTGCCTGTTGTGCGGCACGTGCGTTGCGCTCCGCAAACAACGAACCAAGGAAGACGTCATCGAAGTGGTCAATGCCGTTAATTAATTCTTGAGGACGGTCAGTAGCGATAGTGTTCAAGCAGTTGTTGATAGTCTCCTCGTCCATTGGACCCATTATTCTCATCAAGCGTTGGAACTGTCGAGTCGTGTTGCCTATGACCTGTATCATGGCTCCGTATGCGAACGGGTACTCTGCATAGCCACCCATCAAGTGCTTCTCGTATTGGTCGAGCGTACCTAGTAATACGTGCAAGGCGTCAATGTGCGCCTCCATGTACTGCTTCGCCTTTATCGGGTCGTCTCGCTCCATGGCCTTCAGTCGTGTCTCAAACGAAATCCGAGATGCGAAGTCTTGTTGGGCCTGTTCCCAATTCATCAATAGTACCTGTTGGTCTAGCATGGCTTCTTCCATGATACTACCCGATATTCCCACCTACATAAGTACGGCTCTCATGGTCTGCGATAAATACCGCTTCTTGCCCGATACTACTTTTTCTGTCGGGACTTGAAACTATGGAAATGCTTAGTAGCGAGGAAGTATCGAACAAACCATGGCAAAACGCCGAGATGTACTTCGTAGTCGCATCTTGAAAGCCATGCACATCGGCGTGTGGATGAGTCACCATGAAGTTCAGATGGCTCTAAAACACGGTGGGTACAAACATGTTCCAAGTCCAAAAGTTATCGCTCAGAATCTAGGTCGTATTGATGATGTGGAAGTAAGGACTGCCTTAGACCAAGGTCGAATTGTAAGATACTACAAACGAAAACGATGACTACCAAAACCAACCATTCATCTTATCAATATACATCGAATACTTGTCTATCATGGATTCCTTGTATTGAGATAACTCTCCATCTCCTATCCATGTGTCGAACCAACCAACATTCCAATGACTACCGTCGGGAATATCCCATGTGTAAATGTCTGCCTTGACTATTGAAAAACGGTCATCCTTGACGCAGTTATCCCACACTAAATCTATCACATCTTGATACTTTTCAATGATAGTGACCGATGTAATCTTTGGGTTGTCTATCAGAACATGATGAGTCATACCGATTCCCAACCCACCAATTAGAACATCACCTTCGGCATTTTCCCAAAGCCAACTGTGTTCGTTGTATTCTGCTTCTGAGTCTTGCATGATAGGCATACTAAGGCCGTCCTTCAATAGGACAGTATGGGTGAGATGTCTTTCCTTTTTGTTGCCGAGATAACTAAGCCAATTGTTATCGGTCGTTTCGTTGGAATAATGGGCTATCTCAAAATCACCCGATTTACCAACAGGAATGTTAACATTTATTTTCACATTATCAACCTGTGAAATTGTATTGTATGTATAGGCTGAAAGAAGTAGTGCCGTCGCCGTTAGTTGCATTTGCTGTTAATTTGTAAGTCACGGTATCTCCGTTCGCCGCATAAAGAGTGCCGCCCCTGCCCGCCACTCCTTCAAAGACGAACCTTATTCCGCAACCCCCCGAAGTTGCATCTTGACCGCCGCCACCTGCTCCACTCACAGCCGCATTTGCATAAGTCAAAGATGAAGAATGAACAGAACCGGACCATGAGTAAGAGGTTGCACCTGTCGCTCTAATGTAGCCGAATGTATTTAACAATGCTGTTCCTTCGTAAGCGTCAAACTCACCCATGTCTCCAATCGAGACAGTTTTACTTAGCGTGTTAGTGCTTGAATTATAGGAAGACCAATCTGAGTATTCAATATCCATTATATCAATACCATTAGAGTCTGTTGCCTTAAACGCAGGGCTTTGACCTCCGCTTGTGCCTTCGTCCATAGACACACCCGTTGGTGGACTTCCGGCGTTAGCCGCCTTGAGTTGTTGAGCCGTTCCCGCCGCACCAAAATGAAATACCATTTAATCACCCAATATAGATAAACGAACCACTACCTACTGCGATATAGGTTCTCGCTGTCTCATCATCCATAGCGGCGTGTGCGGTCCAACCCGTAGCAATCGAGTTATTCGACCCTAAACTCGGTGTTGCCGAAGCACCCGTATTGTTAATGACTGTGAAAATTGTTCCTTTAGCACAAGCCGCCGTAGGGAAGTTAAGCGTTCCCGCAGTCCAATAAATGTATGAGCCAAAGTCGGCAGTAGCGATAGTGTTTCCAACAGGGGCACTTGCGGCTGTAATATGAATAGCGGCAGGTCTAACATTTTGGTTTGAATCAATTTCTAACGCTAATACTCCGCCTGTTGCGATACCTAAGTTGTCTGTTCCGATTCTGTAAATACCTGTGTTCAAATCCGAATCGAATGTATATGAAGGTGTGGTAGCCGAACCGTCTATGTTGTGGATATTAACACCATTGAACTCCAAAGCAGAAGTCGAAAGAGAGAGTCGCCTATTACCGGCGGTACTCCATGAAATGTGGTCGGCAGACCGCAGATACATACCTGTATTACTATCCGATGTAAAAGAATAAGATGGTGCAGATTGGCTACCATCAGCCGCCGGAGATGCGGCAGGTCCGGTAGGTCCTGTCGGTCCTGTGGGTCCGGTAGGTCCGGTCGCTCCGGTAGCACCATCTGAACCATCAGCACCCGCCGGTCCCGTTGGACCCGTAGGTCCGGTAGGTCCCGTGGGTCCGGTCGCTCCGGCAGGTATTGAGAAAGCGAAGACTTTGGCTGTGTTCGGTCCACTTGCAGTCACACCAATAGGACCCGTTGAAGCCGTAGGCGTTCCAAACCCTGCGGCGGGTCCTGTCGCACCCGTTGGACCATCGGGTCCTGTGGGTCCGGTAGGCCCTGTGGGTCCGGTAGGCCCTGTGGGTCCATCCGGTCCTGTTGCACCTGCGGGTATTGAGAAAGCGAAGACCTTGGCTGTATTGGGACCGGAAGCCGTGACTCCAATTGGTCCTGTTGAGGCGGTTGGTGTTCCAAATCCGGCGGCAGGGCCGGTAGGTCCGGTAGGCCCTGTGGCCCCCGTTGGTCCTGTGGCCCCGTCATCTCCGTCTGTACCTGCCGGTCCTGTTGGCCCCGTAGGTCCTGTTGGCCCCGTAGGTCCTGTCGCTCCCTGTGGAATACTAAAGGCGAATACCTTAGCCGTGTCGGGTCCCGAGGCAGTCACTCCTATTGGACCCGTACTAGCAGTTGGAGTTCCAAAGCCCGCCGCAGTTCCCGTAGGTCCTGTGGAACCCGTAGGTCCCGTAGGACCCGTTGGACCATCGGGTCCGGTCGGTCCTGTGGAACCCGTAGGACCCGTAGGACCCGTGGCTCCGGCAGGTATTGAGAAGGCAAACACCTTCGCTGTATTGGGGCCGGATGAAGTCACACCTATTGGACCTGTACTCGCTGTTGGAGTTCCGAATCCGGCGGCAGGTCCCGTTGGTCCTGTCGCTCCGTCTGAACCATCGGCTCCGGCAGGTCCGGTGGGACCCGTAGACCCTGTTGGGCCGGTAGGTCCTGTCGGACCTGTTGGCCCTGTTGGACCATCCGGTCCGGTGGGACCCGTAGCCCCCGTCGGTCCTGTCGGTCCTGTATCTCCTTGAGCGGCTAAGACACTCCAATAACTTGTATTAGTTGGTACAATAGAACCCGAAGACGTGTGTGCTTGAATACAAATATACGAAGACTCCGTCACCGAATAGTAGACGGCGTCATCGACTGAATACGCAGTAGATGTAGCCCATGTCCCTTCCCAAACTAGACCCTCGGGGCCTGTGCTACCTGCGGGACCCGTAGGACCCGTAGGTCCTGTACTTCCTGTTGGACCCGGTGGACCCGTGGGTCCGGTGGGGCCTGTGGGACCATCTGCTCCGGTAGGACCCGTAGAACCCGTAGGTCCTGTGGGGCCGGTAGCACCTGCCGGTATGGTGAATGCAAAGACTTTCGATGTATTGGGACCCGACGCAGTCACGCCTATTGGTCCGGTACTTGCCGTAGGTGTTCCGAACCCTGCCGCCGGACCTGTTGGTCCCGTAGCACCTGTCGGACCTGTTGCACCCGTGGCACCATCTGAGCCATCGTCACCCGCAGGGCCGGTTGGACCCGTAGGCCCTGTTGGACCCGTAGGCCCTGTTCCTCCATCTGCACCCGCAGGGCCGGTTGGTCCTGTTGGACCGGTGGCACCTGCCGGAATAGAGAATGCGAATACTTTAGCCGTGTCCGGTCCACTAGAAGTGACTCCGATTGGTCCTGTGGATGCAGTAGGCGTTCCAAAGCCCGCCGCCGCTCCATCAGAGCCGTCCGCTCCCGCAGGTCCCGTAGGCCCTGTCGGACCCGTAGCACCTGTTGGGCCTGTGGCTCCTGTTGGGCCTGTGGCTCCGTCAGTACCGTCAGTACCGTCGGCCCCCGCCGGTCCGGTAGCACCCGTCGGTCCGGTAGCACCTGTCGGACCTGTGTCTCCCTTAGATGCGAGAACATCCCAATACGAAGCATTAGGCGGCTCTTGGTTAGAATGTGCCGCAGTTGCGATATACGAAGTTCCGTTATGCGTCACCGCGTCATCAACTGAATAAGTTGTAGCCGAACTCCATGTGCCTTCCCAAATCAAACCCTCCGGTCCTGTTGGGCCGGTAGGTCCTGTTGGTCCGGCGGGACCCGTACTTCCT